GAAGAATTCTACTGATGGTATTGCGGAATCTTTTGATCGTGCCGGGGGGATGGATTAAACTCTGTTATCGGGCTTCACATGTGGATAAATATACAGAAGAAGATATGTTTGAGAAACTAAAAACAGCACTTACTGATGTATCGTTTACTTGTCAAATTAATAACAAAACTTTTGAACATAACATATCAATTGAATCTGAAAACAAAAAAGTTAAGCCAACAAATAGAAACACAACTAACACTTCAGTTACAATTGAAGAAGCACTAAAAGAAGAATTTGTCATTATTCATAGAAAGGATCTTATAGAGTTGCAGAAGAGTAAACATATACTAAAAGATTTATTAGGAACTATTGAAAATTTAAACAATAAACTTAAAACTTTATCAAATGACATTAGAACAATTTCAGAATCTTAAAATCGGCGACATAGTAGTAGCTAAATTAGTTAACTCAAAACAAAGTCGCGTTAACCCTGTTACTAATATTGACAGAGGAAATCTAAAACTGCACATAGGTAAAAGTGGAAAATGGCGTAGTTATTTACAATTTGAAGTATTAACTGCTGAATATGTAGTTAAATGGATCAAACGAAGAATAGATAGTAAATCATCTCCTCATTTTACTATTGAAATTAAGAGTGATACTGAAGTAATATTTAAAGTTCATAAAAAAGTACAATTCAATCAATGAAAAAGTTAACAGAACAACAAAAAGTCAGAAGGCAAATATTATTTAATATGCCTTATTTATTGCTTACTTTTCTTATTAAAGAAAAAGTATTAGATAGCTTTTTAGACGGCAGTAGTAAATATGCTCATGATAATAAAATAAACCTAGAATCATTTTATAGAATATTAAGAATTCCTGATATGGCAATTGAATGTACACTTATATGGAGATATACAAAAGAAGGACATAATTTTTGGAGAAAACTTCACAATAAATATAAAAACATATGGGAAATGAACGATTCTGGCGCATTGTTATTACTATCAGATTATTAGTACACTTACTAATATTATTAGCAGTAGTAATAGCAATAGTATTTGTAGCAAATAGTATTTAATCAATAAATAATTATTATGCAAAAGTTAATGTATTTTTTATTTGGACTCATAACTGCATTATTTGCAGCTGTGATGATTATTGAACATCAAGGAATATATTTCTTTGATGAAGAAGTGTACGGACTGTTATATACCGATTATTGGAATTATTGGTATTACTCTAAAGTAGTGATAATCGCACTATTTATATTCTGCGTATTATCTTTTGTATATACACTTGGTAGTGGATATAAAGATAAAGACGATGGATACAAAGAAATCAAACCAAGCTGATTTAGCAGACATATGGTGGGATAAATTTGAAAACTGGTATGAAACACATCCAGTTACAAGAGTATTAATTGTAATAGATGCAATATTAATTGCATTTATATACTTAGTATTAACTTAAAACATTATCAAAATGAGTGAATTTTTATTATTACATGACAATGAATCAGGAGGAAAGCCAGCCACTGTAAGAAAAGTATTATCTCTTCAATTCTTCCATCAGAAGATTATTCAAAAGGATCAGCTATCTTCACTAAAGATGATGACGGAGAAACTATGATTCTCGAAGCAAAAGAGTCAGTAGAAGAGATTTATAACATGTTAAACGATTAAACAACATTTATCAAAAATGAAAAGTAAATACGTATTTTGGCTAATTGCAGCAATAACAGCATTAGCAATTTTTATCAGTTGTGCAAGACCTCGTAGTCCTAAAGAAAAACAAATCCCTGAAACGGACACAATTGAACAAGTAGTAGCACCAACAGTACAAGAAGTGCTACAATGGCGTGAAAGTATGAGATTAGACAAGTATGTAGATAGTGTGTTCTTAGTTATACCAGAACAAGTACTAACTCAAATACTTGTAACTAAAGGTACAGATTTATCAAATCATGAAATTGTTTCTATTTATATTAGTAACAAAGACTTTTATGATAAATTAATAAAGAGGAGTATGGATATACAAAAGGAATATATACCAGATAGTATGCCAAGGTCCTCATTACCACAACTTAATAGTGACTCAATTCATGCCGCAGTACATTAGAAAATTAGTGTTAAAACACGAAGATGAATCTCTAGAACAATATGAAACTAGAGTAAACAAAGAATTAGAAAAGCTTGAGAATTATAGTGAAGATGAAGCACATACTCATTTATTTGCAACAGATTCACAATACTTGGCTACTATAATGTTTTGTAAAAAAGATGATTTTATAAAGAAGAAAATAGGATTTTAAATATCATCAGATAAAGCTGTATTGGTTTGTGAAAATAGATGCAGCTGCCTCCTTACTGTGAGAATCAGTGACAAACATGTGGGGCTTATATCTAATCATTTTAGATGACAGTATTACTGCCGTCTGAAGGTAGGTGGAGGAGATTAGTATTAGTGCAGACGTTAAAACCATGTACTCCAATAAGATTAGTTTGACAGCTATATCTGCTTATGAGTTAAAACTAAGTGAGAGTCATTTTAATTAGTATTTCAATTAAGCTGTATTAGTGTAGAAGTTACACAACGATGTGAATCGTCAAGCCTGCAATATACTGCAATATATTGTATAAACTGTTATATACCTTCTTTATTTACTGTAAGCGTACAGTAGAAAATGTGTGTTAATATATAATTAAGATTGATAAAACCATCTAGTTGCAGCTAGACGTCCTCAAAATATTGTATAATTAAAACTATTAAATATGAAAGAATGAATATTTTTAAGAAAATCAAACTAAAAATCAGTAGTTACAGAAGGCTAAAAGCCTATCATAGTAACATCAAACGACTTGCTGAATTAGAATTATTAGACAATCCTAAAAAGCAAAAAGAAGTTGCATTACGTTCACAATGTTTAATTCATGGGCACAAATGGAAAAATGAGCCTAATAACAATGAATTAAGCATTCCTATTACTAAAAGAACTTACTGTGAAAGATGTGGTAAGTACTATAGTCAAGAAATTTATAAACAACTTTAAATTCATATCAAATGAAATCTTTAAACTTTGTAATTATTGGAATTCCTGCATCAATCAATCAGGAAAGTATTGTAACAGCAGTAGCTCTTATGGCTAAGAAACTTGGTTTATCAGAAGTACATACAGAAATACTTGAAACAAGTAAATTTGTAACTAGCTCTTCAAATAAACAAATGATTGAGGCTGTATTAAAAGATGTTATTACTGTATGTACCGCAGCTGGTCTAATGAATATTGCTGCAATTAACGCCAATTTTTGGAAATTAATTGAAGACGGTAAGTTAACTAGACCACAAATTGAAATGATGCTGGATGAAAAAGAAGTTACAATTGAGTATCTCAACAAAAAGGGATGTGCTTATATCTTTGATCTTTTAGTACAAGCAATTAGAGTGTTATAACTATGGGAAAGACCTATAAAGAATCTCATTTTCCAGGTTCTAAGCAATCAGGAAAAGCAGCTGAATATCAGTCTAAAAAGAGAGTTAGACATTCTAAAATGCAACCATATAAAAGAGAAAGAGCTATAGTGTAATTTTTTGTTATAAGTGAAATTATGAGCAGAAAACAAAGAAGTTTAGCTAGAAAGATGCATAATAAACTATATCTAAAAGAAGCATTATTAGATGGTACATCTGTTCTTAAGGTATTTAGAACACACTATAAAGCAGATAAATCTAATATTAATAATTTAGAAGCATATTATCGTCGTCTTTATATAAAGCTAAAAGAGAAAGAGGAAATGAAGAAGAAATTCTTAAGTGAAACACTTCCTCGAATAAAAGAAGCAAATAAACGTCGAGAAGCTGCATATTTAGCAGCTATTGGCAAGTAAACAGAATTACTAATTAAGTAGTTATGATAGAATCCAATCAACACAGAAGGTTATAACGCCAGACCCCTAAAGGTGATTAATACCTACGGACTATACAACGGTCAACCTTATTTAAGGTCAGGAGAAGGAAAAGGGCTAGCTATCAAATAAGGCGTACGAATAGATAGTATAACTTTCTATTTCTTTACTATTATGTGGACAAAAAAAGAATTAAAAAAGAAAACAAAAGAAGAACTAATAAGTATTATCATTAAAATGCAAATAGATATCAAAGAAGAAAGAGATGAAATCTATCGCAGAAGCTTATTAGATACTTTTTAAGATTAATTCATTCACTTAAATAAATCAATTATTAACAATTAAAAATCAAAAAATTATGAAGAATTTTATGAAATTAACTGCAATTATGTTAGGTGTAGCAATGTTACGTGACAAAGCAACTGATGAAAATTACAACTTTGAAGCTGGTATGAAAAAACAAGAAGAAAAAGACGGTAAAGTTGAAGCATCAGCAGTTACTGAAGCAAAGAAACAGATCCAACAAGAACAACTTGAACGTGAATCTCGTGAAGTAAAACGTAGAATTCAAGATTGTGAAAAAGCTGTCTCTAGAGCAGAAAGATACGGACGTTTTGCATCAAAACACAAGAACATTATGAAAGACTTTTCTGAAGGACTGAAGAAAGCTCAAGCTGAATTTGAATCTACAGGTGATTACAAAGCTTGGGACAAAAAGTATTCAGAACTTACAGACAAGAAAGATGACGCTATCGCAAAAGCGAAAGAAGAAATCTTTGGTTTAAGATACGAAAATATCTATCTTTAATCAACATCCAAATTCTAAATGCTTTTATGCTAAATAGAATAAATGTGAACCCTGCAAACTATATAAGTCGCATTGTCGCATTGAGGAGTTCGGGGCAACATGAACTGAATTGACAGTTCTATTCAATGCTTTTATGCTAGTAATAGGATATTATGCCTACTGATCATGTGCTATAAATAGATCGTTCTTTATTTAAATGCTTTTATGCTAACAAATAGAGGATAGTCTCATAGACGAAAAACAGTAAGTATATCAAAATACATATACATATAGTACTTTTATGTCTATATTTCAATCGAGTCTCTAGCTTGCTAGATGAGCACTTGGTATAATATGTATTCTGTCAAAGACTATAAATTCTAAAGTAATAGCAGCTTTATGCTATTATATACTAGATTTAATGCTTTTATGCTCATAATCAACGGTATGTACTATTACTTTAGAATTACATATTAAGTATAGAGAGTTTGATCGCTCTCTATACTACTAAAAAGAGCATACTATACTATTATACTGACCCAACAGTATATGAAAATTCGTGTATGATGTATATCTCTCTAATTGAGGCGTTACTAGCAAAGTATGAAGGCGCAGAAGTGTATAGAGCTCTTTTACAATATTGACTGTTAGGTCATTATATGCCTGAGCAAGACGAGTCTTCGCCGACTCTACCTCCACTATAGAATAATAACAAGGGGGTATGTATGTATTGATTGGCAGAAACAGTAATGAATAGGTCAATAACGTCAGAAATGACAAATCTTTTGTAACAGACTATACTCGTATCGCAGCGTGATACGATAAGTCAACGGCTAAGCTAATGTCGTAAAAAGCAGGTTACGGATCGTGCAAATGGATAGACACAGGTAGACAATACTGAAGAGTGCGGGTTCGAGTCCCGCTCCGTAAACAAATATTATCAAAATTAAAAACAAAAAGTATGAGTATATTAGATTTATTAAAGGAAAAGACCGCCAATGAAAAACAGAACTTTTTAAATTCTATAAGAATTAAAGTATCTGCTAAATTAAAAAAGACAGACGATAATAAAATAATAGATGTAATAAGTATAGTAGATGCATTTAATTCATCTTTATCTGTTACTAATTTAATTGAACAATCTTCATGTGTTCCTAAACAGAATATAGTTTTACCTACAGAAATATTAGGTCAAGGTGTAGATCAAATACCTTTACAAAAATATGACATCATTAGAGCGAAAATAGGTCCAAATACACACTATGGAGTAATCTATAAAATAGATACTGAGCTAAATATTGCTTGGACAGTAAGTATAACTAGTGATATTACTTTAGATAATTTAATTCCTATTAAAAAGAGCAGATTGTTTAAAACATTTTTTGTAGCCTATTTTCATCCTATATTCTTAAATAAAAACAATTATACTTTTTGTAATGTTTTTGATAATAAAGAAGAATTTGATGAAGCTATAAGAATTATTAAAAAGTATTATAAAACAAATTTTAGAGTATGAAAATAGATTATAACAAAACAGCAATCATTCCTTTAGATTATAGTAAAGGAAGTAAAGGTTTATGACTAGCAGTTAAAAAGAATAATAAATATATTCTAAGATTACTAGCTATATTTGAAACAGCTCTCATTGAACAAATCAAAATAAGTAACAGAGATTTGTTTGATTACAATGTATTTTGTAGTTTAAAAGAAGCATTATTAGATTATGATTTTACTTTAACTAAAAAGAATTATAATCAATTAGATGCTTTAGCTTCAATAAATGAAAAGAAACATTATGAACAATACTTAAAAACATTTTGTAGATGAAAAAGACTTTAAATCAATTAAAGGCAAGTCGAAGGAACTTATCTCTTATGCTTTTAGCAGGCATGATTACTAATCTGAAACACATTAAACATTTTGTTAGAGACACAGAAGTAGTAATAAGAATAGATACACTGTTGGCAGCTATAGAAAGACTTAGATCTTCAATTAAAGAAACTACTTATGAATCGTGGTCGGCATAAAAAGAGTAAAGAAAAAGAATTTAACACTCAAGCAGAAATCTTATATACTATACAGGAAAAACTTCATGTATTATTATTAAGATATAGAAATCAATCGACATATAGTACTAAGGATTTTTATGCAAAAGCGTGGATTAGTAGTAATGATGGAAGAGACTATTATGGAATAACCGCATGGTATATTAACAATATGTATTATCTTAATAATTTTATAGATAGAGTTAAAATAGAACTTAATAAAGCAACTATTAAAAATAAAATCTATTTAATTAAGTTTGACTTTGGAAGTAATTCAAAAACATTTAAATATAAACATGAGTAAAAAAGGCTTAAGAGGTTTTATTAGGAATAAATTGCCTAAGACCTGGGAAATTGTTCTTACAAGAGAACGTAAACTTACTGCGTTCATTGAGTATGTATATGAATCAACTCCATCAGTAATGAAGGGAGGTAGAGGTTGGCGACGTGGTGTACATAACATTACAGTCGGATTCAATAGATGCAAAATCTATGAAATGTTTCAAGCTGAAAAGAGTAAAGAAGGCTTGATATATTGGGTAGGCATCTATAATAAAATTAAAGATCTTGAACATCAAATGAATTAACATGGAAATTGTTCAATATGTTCGCTGGACTGAACCAGGAGAGCGAGAAAGACTACAGGAAGTAATGCAGCAATGCAGTGGAGAAATGGAATTCAGAAAGAAAGTAGCTTCTGAATTCAACATTAGTCCAATGGATGCAGCAGTTGTAGTAAAAAGATTCAAAAACGAATTTATCAAAATACTTAAAACAAAAGGATTATGTTAAAAGCAGGTATGTGGATCGCACAAGGTCCAGAAACTAATGTATTACTCCTTTTAAGCGGAGTAGAACCATTATTAGAAGTAGTAGGTGCAATTGATCTTAATTACTTTAAACAGAATGGTAAAGCTAAAGATCTTACTAAAGACAGTCCTGAAGTAGTAGATATTATGATGTATCCTGAAAAGTATACGTTTGCATTACCATCTATTACTGAAGTAGTTGATAATGTAGGCATTGGTGATTTACAGACTCTAGAAGGCTTAGGAGAAGATTCTAGAAAAGATAAAATCATCGAAGAAGGTATTGCTTACTATAAATCAACTTTACCATTATATGGTATAGAACAAGCTAAAGTAAGAACTAGACTGCATTTAAAGAAGAAATACAGCCTAAAAATGTCTCAAGCTAACTATGTATTCACTGTAATTTGTAAAGCACTTAACAGAGAACCATAATGAGCAATTTTAAGAGACTTATTGAAGCACTCAATGCTGAATTAGAGGAACCTTATAGGTTTACTTTAGACAAGATTGTATCTTCTGCTAATTTTGATACTAAAGTATTAGGATATGCAGATAGTGTATTGGATGATTGGGCAAATATACCACCTAATTTAAAATCTAAGATAGTTACTAGTAACACTTGTCTAAGTATCAATAAGTGGATAAATAGAAGACTGTGGATGGATATTCTTAACAATCTATTAGAAGATAAAATATTAAGTCTTCAGACTAGATTAGTAAGAGTAAGGATTGCTATTAATATGTCATTGAAAATGGCATATCCTCTCAATGAAGAAGAGAAAGAAGAATGGAGAGAACATATCTCAGATGTATTCTATAAAAGATGTCTAGCAGTAAATAATTATTATTGCAAAGAAATTATAAAACTTCCCTTCTGAATTTAAGGATTGTAGTTATTGGGTTAACTACAATCCACTAAAATTTAGCTATATGACACAAGAAATAATAGATCTAGTGGAGCAAGCTAAACAAGGTTCTCAAAAAGCATTTAGTAAGTTATACTATAAGTATAAAACTGATATTTGGTACACTATTATGGGTGTAGTTAAGAATACAGATGTTGCTGATGATTTAACATCAGTAGTATTTACTAAAGCTTATGAGAAATTATCTATGTATACTCAACATATTTCATTTAATATGTGGTTAAAGACTATTGCTGTTAATGCATCAATAGACTATATACGTAGAAACAAAAAAGAGCAATTAAATAACTATGTTGATGAGGATGAAAATCCAATTCAACTATCTGCTTTAGAGAGAAGTCCTGAAGAAGATTTAATTCTAAAGGAAAAGCTAGATATAGTATTACAAGCTATACCTACTCTTAAGAAGAAATATAGAGATTTAATTAATGCTCGTATAGATGGTATGTCTTATAAAGAGATAGCCAGTAAGCTTGCAATGAATGAATTAGCTGTAAAAGGTGATTTAAACAAAGCAAGACAAAAACTTAAACAGAAAACAGATTATTAACAAACACTTTCAACAATATGACTAGTTTTTGTTTACTCCTTTTAGGAGCATTAGCATCTTTTATCATTTCTAGAATGTGTAAAAGTGCTAGTTTGTACGTATTCTTAGTATGCGTACTTTTACTAGGCTTTGTTGTAGGTACTGGAGTAAAAAAGGTAGTTGCAAATACCTCAAATACTCCTTCTCAAGAGTTAGTTGTTACTATGGCTCCTAATCCCACATCTCAAGGTTCTACTGCTTTTGTAGGGACAGTAGATAACCAATCTTATGAAATGGGTCAGGAAGACGGAGGTGAGACGTTAGTAACAACTGATAGAGAAGATATACCTACCATGCCTAACAATGCAGAGATAGAAGATGACAGTTGACTGCACTTAATTTCATAATTTAAGTGTATTAATTGTTAAGTTATTAATTTATTTAAAACATAATCAATATGGCAAAAAGAAATAAAGGTAGAAAGACTCCAAGTGCAAAAGCAGCAAGAAACTTAGAAGCTTTGAAAAAAGCTAAAGAAGCAGTAGAAGCTTCAGCTAAAGTAGAAACAACAAAAGTAGAAGATTCTAAACCAGAAGAAAAGAAGCCTGAAGAGAAACCAGCTGAACAAAAGAAAGGTGGTGTCTATCAGACTCCAATGGGTAAATCAGCATATGAAACTCATATGTTGTGCACAAAATCACCGTATATGAGTCTACTTTCTCTTAAGATTGAGAAAGACAGTAAAGGCATTGAAAATATCAAAGCCGAGTGGAAGAACAATGAAACTAGTGAAACTACTAGTGTTCTCTTCCCAGTATCTAATGTAAAGGAGGGAGACGGAATTGACGTCAAACGGATTAAGGAAGGAATTAAGAATCCTATTCCTGCTGAAGTTCCTGAAACTAAGCCAGTTGAGGAGCCAAAGAAGGAAGATCCTAAATCTACACCTACTGAAAAGAAACCTAAACAGCAGAAGCCAAAGAAGGAAAAAATAGAAGAAGTAGAAGCTGAAGAAATTGACATCAGCAATGCTCCAACTATTAAACCAGCAGCAGCTCCTGCGCCTAATATCGTAACTCAAAACAGTGACAGAATTGATGCAAATCACTCAGTAGATTTGATGAATGCAATTCTGAAACGCCGTGAAGAGATTAAAGACGATCGGGCAATGTATCAAGCAACAGGAAAACAGGCAGACCTTATGATGTTTGTATTGATTCAGAAATGGAATGACCAGTTCAAGAATGATGCAAAAGAACAAGGTTTTACTGTAAACGAAGAAATGTTTGCATATTTGAATGAAACAGCTTCTTTGTTCCTCGGTGTTAATTTGCTTCCTAGCAAAACATCTGATGGACAGCTTGAGATTAACTTCAAAGATGCTGTCGCAAAGACAAATCCTGAAATGCAGAAAGCTTTAGAACAAGATGCTAAAGTTCCGCAAACTCAGGAAATGCCAAAACCCGAAGAATGTGTTACCGATGAACAGAAAGTAGCAGCAATGTGTACTATTATGAACATGCGGCACAAGCAGAAATCAGGAGGTATAGGTAAGAATGTAGCAAATATGATTGAATTTGCACGGGAAGCCTATAAGCTTGATAAAAATGCAGAACCAGCACAAGTATTAGCAACTGTATTGCTTAAGATGAAAGAAGCAGGACGGAATGCTACATTGCTTGAGGGTTGTGCAAATGCTATTTGGGGTAACCTAACAGGTAATTTGTCAGTTTTAGCATCTCATGCTTGGCTTAAGAATCAATTAACAACATACAACGATGCGCAAATTGCTAATGTTGTGAAAGTATTCTTAGCTAAGAAGATTGCTGATGAAACTGCAAAGAACAATAACTACGAAGAAGAAGCAAAACGGTATTCTCAATTAATTAGTGGAACTAACGACGATCTGATCAATCGTATTATTACTTCTGCTAATAATGAAGGTAAAGATGAAGACAAACTTGTATATCCGGAAATCAAGGGTCTAAATCTTAAAGGTAAACATATTTCAGCAATAAAGACTGTAAACAATCTGCGGATTGCTTATGGAGCAGAAATGAACGATAAGATGTTGAAACAAGTAATGCAGAAAGTATCTGGCTTGTATACATCTACTTCTTTAAATCCTCTTACTTTCTATATTGAGAAATCTGCGTATGCTACTAAAAAGTAACAATTAACGCATTATCAAAATGAATAAGAAACCAACAGTTTTGTTTACGCTAGCAATGCTAGCTTTCGGTGGATATGTAGGATTTGTAACTAACTATACAAATACTGCCACCGCACATGAGTATGTGATTCCGAAGTTCACAGATGTACCTCGGACAAAAGACTTTAATATTGATATTAATTTGAACAATAACGCTATAAAATTAAATGGACAAAGCAACCCAGAACAAAATATCAATGTTGAAATCAAAAAGAAAGACAGTATCATCTATCTAACTTCTATTGTAGAGAAGGAAGTACCTAAATACATTAAGGTAAGAGAACTGCCATCAGTTAAAGAGAATAAAACCACTTGTACGGATATTCTCCAAAGACTGAAACAACAACAATCAGAGAAGATGAATCTGAGTCGCAACTAGAACAGCCAATGCGATTATAGAGCTATAATGGTGTATATCCAGAGATATCTAAATCAAAGGATTAGAAAGTAAATGGTTAGATTACTTTCTTAAAATTAAGATAGTACAGAATATTAGTAGGAATAGAGTATAGCTACAACTATAGGCTATTACTGAAAGTATAATAACTTATTGTGTTTATATACTATCTATAAACTGAAGAGGCAATAAGATAGAGGGAGAGCGTGTACAACCCTCTTGTTTTTGGTGAGAACCGACTGGAGACAGAAACAGAAGACGCAATTAGTAGAGAGCAGTCTACAAAATTAAACAGTACAAGGGGAACGAAATCCTCTTAAGTTACTCGCAGACTTATCATAGTTTGAATCAAGAAGGAGTAATAAACACGATGATGCCCAACAAATCGTAGTGTCCAAGACTACGTGCTGAACATTATCGAGCATATAACGCTCTAGGGTAGCTCCAAACTCCCCTTTATGGCACAGACCATATAAAAATGTCAGTATAGTGTTCTATACTTATCTAAACAGTTATATTGTAACTTAATACGTTTAGAGATAGTATATATGAAGGTACTTAATTATAATATTATAGCACTACTTATTGAAAAAATATTGATAGATTACCTGGATTAGGCGTAAAGCCTATGCACAATGTTATGTTAATCAGTACATAGCTAATCCTAAGCTTGTATTACTATACACTCCAGTATAGAGAGATAGAGTGACAAAGTGAGTAGTAGATTGTGTGCCTATTGGCTGAGTAGCAATGATCCAATATTAATAAATAAGGAATCCTGCAACGGACCTCTTTAGGAAATAAGGAGTATGTGAGTTCAAGTAATATTATAATAAACTCAGTTGTTATCTATCTGAGTATAAACCTAGAGTGCTTTGCAACAGGAATATAAAGATAACTAGCGGATGAAGTGCGCAATAACACTATTTCAATACTAAGCGGAAGACATAAAGCTTAGAAGTACTAAATAATTTTATCCAGAAGCATAACTGGAGTTTTATCAAATTTGCACAAGGTGAGATACTCTATCCTTAAGAGTATATGTGAAAGTGAGCATCGCCCTACTCCCAGGTTGAAGAGAAGCAGACACATCAAGAGACGGACACGAAGCAGACCGGAGAAAAATCTGTGCATTGCACTAAGTAGTAGTCTTAACGGGAAGTGACAGAATGTAAATCTATTTAGGAAGTCTCTATTTATGAGAGAATAAACATGTTTGACTTAACTAATGAGGAAGTTCAATGGTAGGTTTTAGGACGAGTAGTGATAAGAAGACGAAAGTAAATCCGAGCCACCCTCGACTGTACAATATAATTGCTGACATTTGAAACATTTAAAGTATATTGCGCAACAATATATGTAAAGTGACGCTGATTCCTTACATTAAAGGATGATAGGTGGAAATCCTAAAGTTATGTGCAGAATAAGAACAAAGTCGTAAGTACACGCAGCCTTAGAATAAACTATTAGGCTATAGAGTGGGTGTTTTGAAACATAAACAGCTCAAAATAAAATTCGGTAGAAGTATTACCGATAGTGAAGTAACAGTTGTAGGTTATGAATCATATACAGTACTCCTTACTATAATAGGAAAAAGAGCACGTTATAGTTGCTGTTAGGCTCTTTAAACAATCAGAAACTAGCATAGCATTCGATTTTCAGATAATTTCAGTTATAATGTTATTTGATGGGTATAAATCTCCTACCGTTGGAGTCCCGTTGTACCTCTTTAGGTATTAACTAGCATAGCATTCGATTTTCAGATGTCGAATTACATATCTTTTCATAGTTTAGTATTAATAATTTTATGAAGAACGGCTGACTCATCTGTCTCATGAGTAAAGTCCTACGGGGAATGCCGAGTGAAGTAATAACATCACGTTCTAGTAGTAATATTAATAATATAAAGACTTATCTTATAGTTTTCAGATTACTTATCAAATCTTAGCAGAATTTCGTTATAGAGTTTTACTGTTTGAATACAAGAAGTGGTTTTTAAGTTTTTAACAAACGAATAGATATTAGACACTATTCCACTTAGATAAAAGAACTCTATAGCTTACTTTTTAAATTAACTTGGTATTAACTTACTCCGTAGGTGGAATCAACCACGGAATCAAGAAAGGAGAGATTATGGAAACAACAAAATATGAAAGCGTGTTCAAAAATCCAGAAGGTTTTACTCAGCAAGAAATTACACAGTTACGTACTAAAGTAATTGCATTTAGCCGTGCTTTAGTTGGTCGGCGGTTGGCAATCCCCGTAAGTGATAATTTAGATTTGAATTACAAGAAAAAAATGGCTGGTGATATGCCAGGACTTGTACTTGCAAATCCGATGAAGAAGTATATGATTGAAACTGTTGATTTGTTCAACGTAGATATCGTGCGGACTGCAAATGGTAAGATTGTTATTATGTTTAATAATGACGAAAAGTTGCAGTTTGATTTACGGGCAGATGTAGATATCGTATTGAAAGCTGGTCCGAAAGATGTTCAAGATGCTATCTTGAAGTTTGAAGCAACTGGAGAACGGTCTCCGTTCTGGAATGTTAAGATGGTAACAGAAGTTGTCACTCAGTTGAATCAGAGTAATTTGACTGATCTTAACAATTTTATTGATGAATTAGCAAATCAGGGAGCTTCTCTAGAACAAATCAATAAGATTACTAAGGACGACACTACTGCTTACTACAAGAGCATCGACGAGTAATTAATCTTAAGTACATAAAGCTATGGCAACAAGTAAAAAGCCAATAGATTCATATCACTTGCAGATGTTACAGCTAATTATGTCTGATCCTCGTATTCAAAATAATTTGCTAATGGATGGGAGCAAAACAATTAAAGTTGAATATGATGGAACAGTATTAATAGGACGCCACAAATATGGTTGGGTAAATAAGTGGTTTAATTCCTATTATGTAATAGACTTTTTTAGTTTAGTACAAAGAATAGCTTTTATCATCACAGGTGTAGAAAGTAACAATTGTGATAAGTCAGGTTTGGTTGGGTTTCTAACAGAAGCAATTGATAAAGTACTTAAGAAAGATGAAAAAGAAAAAGTAATCGAGTTATTATTGTATTATTGTACATTACTTGATGAAAACAGTCCATTGAAATTGACCTATGATATTACAAAAGATGACCCAGGCTTTGATAAAAATATGGGTAACAACAGCAAGCGACGCAAAATGGTTGGGGTAGCAAATGCTTGCATAGATTTTGGGTATGAAAGAATACCTGTCAGTTTACATATTGAAGGAGATTTATAATCGAATATATACATTTGGTTGGGTTCGTATTGAGTAGAAAATAATTGAAAATCAACATAAAATCAGTAAGAGTATATACATTTGGTTGGGTTCGTATATACTCTTACTTACTTGCCTCTGATAATGTTACTAAGGTAACTAAGTGTTGGAAAGCCGAGAGAAGAAGAATCGGATGCCGTATCGAGATGTGACAGAGGCGCTAACTCTTTGATCTTGTCTGTCTTATTTCTTAATTTTATTGTTATTCATATCAGCGGTCTGTGAAGATAGCTGATATTTTAAGTTATTAGACTTTGATCAGTCTATTAACTACACAGGTAGACTTTCTAATATACTATGTAATTAACTAATTGTCAAATTATTAAAATCAAGTATATATGAAAGCAAATAAATTTATTGAACAGCGTGATAAACTATCAGCAGATATTACTAAGTATTGGAATATTATTTCTATTGAGAATGTAGTAAATCGTAATTATCAACGTACTTACGATTTGAAAGAACTTTATAATACAATCAAAGGTTTTACAGATGATCGAGTAATTGTTAAATTAAAGATACTATGTATCAATATGGGTATAAAGAAATTTAGTGATTTACCAGCTGATTGTAATCAATTAGATGTATTTAAATTATGTGAATTACAAGAAATGAAAGTACATCTAAGTCGTATACGAACTTTGAATCCTGTTCTTAAGTCTAAGAAAGGTAAAAAAGCTCTGAATAAGACTGAAGTTTTAACTTCAAACTGGGTTAAAGCACGAATAAAAGAACTCGATTTAGAGATTCTGAAATTAAAAGAGAAACTTACTAAGTTCAATGAAGAAACAGAATTTGATGATTCTGCTGCTCCAATGTGCTTAGCAGCTTAAAATATAATAAGGAAGCGATAGGGAGAGTACGTACGGGAAATCTTAAAACATTAACCTATTCAGCTTCCTTTAGTTTTTAACTATTAAAATCAATTGTTATGAATCAAGATACTAGAAATAAGAAAAATGCTAAATACCAGCAAAACTTACAGAAACGTTACGGATTAACTAAATCCTCAGATTATAAAGCTATGTGTAGTAAAGGAATATCTTTGTCAGAAAATATTAAACCTATGACAAAGGAATTTGTAACTACTCGTCGTCATGATAAAATAGTAAGTAGAGAAGTATATACTTATAAATGGACTCCTGAAGCTACTAATGCACGAAAGGAGTATCATGAAACTAAAAAAGGCATAGCTAGTATTCCTAAGAAACCTACACAGGTATCTGATAAAAAGGATAAAAAACAGTTATTAGAAGAACGTCCTTATTCTGGTTACCATAAAGAATTGATACAGAATCTATATGGTAGCAATAAAGCAGAACGTATTGCTAAACAACAAGCTTATAAAGCAGCTCACGAAGAGAAAATTAAGAAAGTAGCTAAACAACTTGCAGAGTTCAAGATGTCTAAGAAGCTACGATATTTAGAACAAAGACCGTATAAAGTAGTTATAGCTACTACAAACGATAAAGAGTTTAAAACAAGCTACTCTAATCTACCTATTGAACAACTTACCGAAGTAGTTACTAAACTAGATACAAAGTTATCTGATAAGTATAGTAATTATGAGTCTATTACAATAGTAGATAGAGCAACTTTAGAAAAGAAGTGCTTTGCTAAACATTTGCCAGAGATAAAGCAAGCAGCGTAGAGCGACAGACTTTTAGCAGGATAGTCTATAAAGAATCCTGCCTCAAGGGGTGTTCAGCTAGCAGGCAAGCGCAGGGTACAGGGAGGAATATTAGAGAGACTCTAATACACTATTTATAGTGCTGCAACCAATCGGCATCATGGGTTCGATTCCCATACACTCCACTAAATTTATACGCTATGAAGATAAGAGGAAAAACAGTATATGTCTATGATATTGAAGTTTTCCCAAATGTATTTCATTGCACAGCAAAGAATACTGAATCAGGAAAGTTTCATAAGTTTGAGATATCAAGCAGAAAAAATCAATTATCAGAATTAGTTGATTTTTTTCGTGTACCAAATATTAATGCACCATTAAAATTTGGAGATCTCTATACTACTGAAACTCAAATTGATTCAAATAAAATCTTTGCGGGATATAATAATTTACATTATGATAATCCTATTATTAACTATATAATAGATTATTATGATATACTTAAAAATAAACCATATCTAAGGATATGTGATAGTATTTCTAACTTAAGTAGAACTATAACTACATCTCAAGCAGATGACAACATAGAAGCATGGAAAAAATGGAAATATCAAGTATGGTATGATTCATTTGATATACTTACTATGTTATATTCACAGAAATTGCGTGTTGGATTGAAGGAAATGCAAGTAACTATGCAATATCCTAATGTTCTAGAATTCAATGGAGACTTTAATAAGTTTCTAGAAGAAGATAGAATAGAAGAGATGATTGAGTATAATGTGAATGACGTTAATTCTACTGAAAAATTATTAAATCTGTGTTCTGAAGATATAGAATTAAGAATAGCTATCGAAGATGAATATAAAGTAAGAGTACTAAGTAAAGATGGAGTAAACATTGGAATGAAAATTCTAACGCAGAAATATCTTGAAAAGACTGGTTTAACATGGTGGGATATTAAAGACTTGAGAAGCCCAGCAGATGTTATAGACCTAAACAAAATAATATTGCCTTATATAGAATATAAAGATCCTATACTTCGTAATGTACTATCTGATATGAAAAAGCAGATAGTATCACCAGGTAGAAAAGGATACGAAAACAAATTTGTATTTAGAGGATTAAAATATTCTGTAGGAGTTGGTGGTATTCACTCTGAAAACAAACCTGAGATAATTATTCCTAAGGAAGATGAAATGTTAATAGATATTGATGTTGCATCTCTGTATCCCAGTATGATAATAGAGTATAAATTCTACCCAAAACATTTGGGTCCTGAATTTCTAGAAGTTTATAATCAAGTTAAAGATGAACGAATAGAAGCAAAACATAACGGTATTAAGACTAAAGATAAAACGCTTAAATTAGCATTAAACGGTCTTAGTGGTAATCTACAGAATGAACATAATTTCTGTTATAGTCCTTTCGCAGTAATGCAGATTAGAATAAATGGACAATTACTATTACTTATGTTAGCAGAAAGATTATCTGATATTGGCTGTAGAATAGTACAGGCAAATACAGATGGTTTATTTGTTCTTCTTAAGAAGAATCTGTATGAAAAATTACAAAGTATATGTAAGGAATGGGAACAACAAACGAGACTAACCCTAGAGGAAGATCGTTTTGAAGCTATGTATCAGTATGCTATTAATGATTATATAGCTGTAAAAGAAGGTTATCAAGCAATGAAGAAATTGTTTGAAACTGAACCAGAAAAAGCTCTAAACAAAAAGAAAAAACCTTATACTTCTTTAGATATGATTAAAGATGATTACATCAAAGAAAAAGGCATGTTCATTACTAAGGTTTTACTTGGTAAGGGAATGTCTGCAAAGATTATTCCAGAAGCTATTAGAGATTATTTTGTTGATGGTATTCCTGTAAAAGATACTATCTACAATTGTAAAGATATTAAGAAGTTCCTTACTTACCAGAAAGTAGATAAGAAATTCTCTGTAGAATATAATGGAGAACTGATACAAAGAATCAATAGATTCTATGCATCTACTAATGGTCCTTATTTATATAAATGTAAAATAGTAAATAGAGATGTTGAGATACCGCAATATCTTGTATGTCTCAAAACAGGAGAAAGTATAATAACTACAGATCCAAATCAGTTTTACTATAATTCTAATGTAGAACAGATATTACCTTATAGTTCAAAGATTATAACTAAAGGTACTAGAGTAGACTATACTAATCTACTTACTGCATCTGGTGTTACTATACTAAATAAATTTGATAATAAACCTATAGAAGAAAGAAAGATCAATTATCGCTACTATTTAAAGGAAGCGTTAAAGATCATTGAAGAATTAAAACCAAGACAACTAACGTTGTTTTAACAAATATTTCCAGATTGTATCAAAAGTTAGTTCATAAAGTACTATATTATGATACTAGAATTAGATACAACATTATTAGATATTTTTGGAGAAATATCAATTAATCAGTTAGTATTTTTAACTCTTGTGTTGAATGATAATCAAAGTAATAATCAAGACATTCACAAGTTTCTCAGCCGAATAAGTGAAAACGACATACAAGAGTTAATCGACAATGACCTTATCTCCTTTACTACTTCAGGAGATAATAAAATTTATAGTCCTACAGAAAAACTATTATCAAGTGTAAAACAAGATAAGACATGGTTTGATGAGTTCTATGAAGTATTTCCAGTGTATGTTTTAAGACCAGATGGTACTAAAGGTTTTTTACGATCTAATATAAATAAGTGTCGTAAAGAATATAATCGTATCGTAGGTAAATCTAGAGCAATGCACGAACACCTTCTTCAATGTCTTCAATATGAAATTGAAAACAAAATGATAACTGGTAAAATAGGTTATATGAAGACGATGTGGAAATGGCTCACTCAACATGAGTGGGAGGTTATTGAAGAGCAAATGAGTTATGAATCTGAAACGCCTGTAAGTTATGGAGAATACGGAACAGAATGCCGTTAAAATACTACCTTTTGAGTCAATATCTCAGGTAGCAAATAAATCCATAAACTACATTAAAGCTAGAAAAAATCATAGTATAGTATCATTAAAAACCAGATGGGATAAGTTCAATAAAGCCACTGGTGGAATTGAACCAAATATGATATTTACTATAGCTGGTATATCAGGTAGCGGTAAGAGCTCAGTTGCAAATATGTTAGTAATGGATTTGATTGATCTTAATCCTAATCAGGATATCGTAGTATTATACTTTAGTTTAGAGATGGTAGACTACAGAAATGTTGGTCGTGTAATAAGTAATAAAACTAAGAAAACTGTATCTGAATTATATAGTTCAGTAGAAACACTTAGTGATGAAGACTTATTAAGAGCTGAATCGGCAGCTGAAACCATTAAGAAATACAATATATACTTTGTTGATAAAGTATGTAATGTAGAAGAAATAGGTAATACTATAGATTACTTTCATAATACTGTAGCTAACGGTCGTTGGCTAATAGTAGTATTAGACCACGTTCTTCTAGTAAATGGAGAAGGTGGAGAAAGAAGTACAATAGTCGATTTACAGAAAATGTTTATACAGAAGAAAAAACTTTCTAACACTAGTATAATACAGCTTTCACAGATGAATCGTAATATTGAAAGTCCTGATAGAATTAATAATCCAAGTACTCACTTCCCAATGAGAAGTGATTTATCAGCATCTGACGCAATATTTCAAGCTAGTGATTTTGTTATTGCTGTTCACAGACCAGAGATACTTAATCTAGCTATATATGGAGTACGTCGTCTACCTGTAAAAAATAAGGTTTATATGCATTTTTTAAAAGTAAGAGATGGTGAACCATGTGTATTAGAATTTGAAAACGAACTTCAATATGGCAATCTAATTGAAACAAATACTGCAAGTGCTGAAGAACAAAAAGTAGTATTTAAACAAATTAAAAAAGGCTGATTATGAAAGGTTTTACAATTAAACTTCCGAAACAAAATATTGACCCTCAGGGTTCTTTGAAAAATCGTATATTAAACGAAGTTAAAAACCGCTTACCGTTTGCTAAATGGTATGGAATTCACACTCCGGAAGATCCGGAATACAGTATATCATATGCAGGTCCTGAAGACTTGCTATGTTTTGGATGCAACCGAAATGCACATTTCTCTGCATTCAATAAAAAATATTATCGACCGACATGTTCATATGATAATTCACTTACATGTCCGTTCGCAAATCGAGCATTTAAGTTGCGTCAATATGATGCTATTTCAGAATTTGATTTAGCATTAAAACGATTAGCAGAATATGCTAAGATTATGGAAGACTATGAAGAAGATCGTGGTTACGATTTTACTTACATGGGTCAACCTGTACGTATTTACCAGAAGTTTATTCAAATTGGTTATACAATCATTCCTATTGATAATCCTAGTCTGTTTTTGAATAACTATCGTAAAGCAGATAAAAATAATATAGTAAATGTTATTATTAATATTAGTAACAGTACTACTGTTAACAATATTCTCAACAATGAATAACGAATAACTTTACATTGTGTAAAATTTCAGCTTTTGTCAGATAATTTCAGAATCTCACAGGTAAAGCATTAACCTATTTTAATATGTTAATACTACCAAAAGAGAAAAACAAACCAAAGGTTAACAATCCAAGATTCTTAATCTTGTTTGGTCGACCTAAATCAGGTAAAACTACTTTATTATCAAAGCTTGATAACTGTCTTATTGTAGACTTAGAGGGAGGTTCAGAGTTTCTAGAAGCTCTCTCTATTCAAGCTCGTACTATTGAAGACTTAGGTAATATATCTAGAGCAATTGGTGAAGAAGCAGCTAAAACTGGTAACAAACCTTACAAATATATTGCTATAGATAATGCTACTAGATTAGAAGAAATGTGTCTAGGTTATGCTAAGGTATTATATCGTCAAACTCCAATGGGTAAATCCTATAATGGAGATGATATACGTACATTACCAAATGGTAGTGGATATATGTATCTTCGCATGGCAGTTAGAAAAGTAATAGATATGTTTCGTAATCTGTGTGATAATTTTATTCTTATTGGTCATACTAAAGAAAAAATGATTAATAAAGAAGGAGAAGAATTATCAGAAATGGCACTAGATTTAGTAGGAAAACTGGGTGATATAGTATGTGGAGAAGCAGATGCTGTTGGTTATGTCTATCGTAAAAAGAATGAAACTATTATATCTTTTGAAGGTGGAGATAACTCAGTAAGAGAAGCTAGAGCTCCTCACTTACGAGGTAAGAAGATAGTTATCGCAGAAAGCGATGAAAATAATGTTATTAATGTTCACTGGGATAAGATTTATTTAGACGAGTGTGCAGCCTGATTTAAAAACTTAAAAATATTGAAATTATGACATATAGTAAAGAACGTGCAGCAAGTATTAGCAAAAGTGATATTAAGTATATTCCCGCTGGTATTATTGAAAATGTAGTATTGAAAAGTGTAAAAACAGAAGTTTCTCCGAATGGTAATCAATTCTTAGAAATTGTTTTTGAAAAAGATGGAGCAACATTAACCCATACAGAGTGGAAACCTACACTTGGTGGGTTTGTAACTACAGAAGAACAACTCCAGACAAAAATGGATAAGCAGTATTCTCGTATGTTGCAGATACTTAACTGTTACTATAAAGATGAAGAGCTTGACTTTAATGGTGAAAGTTTTGAACAGTTTGCTCAGTGGATTACTGATATGCTGAACAAAGTAGATAAGAGTAAAAAACTTAGAGCAAAAATAGTATATAACGATAAAGGATATACTACTTTGCCTAATTATGCTAAATATACTTTTATTGAACCTATGGAATTGCCAGAAGGTCAATCATCTTCTATTACTATGCTAAATATTGACCAATTTACAAAGCCTGTTGTAGCAGATAAAGAAGTAAAAAACGATAACCCGTTTAGTGCAACTTCATCTACTACTAATACACAGGCTTTAAGCGAATCTAATAACGATTTGCCGTTTTAAGAAAGTTATAATTAACTAATAACAAGTGGTAGTCTACTATTTTAAGACTACCACTATTTTTATAGCCTGATAGGAAATATTGTAGTTCGATTCTACACAGGCTAACAAACTAAAACAAATTGCATATGTATAGTAGAAAGCGAGCAAAACTCCCAGATAATATTACTCTAGATTGGATACTTTCTAAAGTAACAGAATATGATATATATGCAAAATATATAGGTCAATTTAAAGTAGGTATGATATACAATAGTCCATTTAGAAAGGATAAAAATCCATCCTTTGGTATTTACTATAGTAAACGTACTAAACAGCTACTTTTTAAAGATCATGGAACAGGTGAATGTGGTAATGTAATTAAGTTTGTATCATTATTTACTGGTAAAACAGAATATAGTGATATATTATCTGATATAGTAGATAAATTAAACATTACTAACAACACTAAACTCGTTAGCTCTAAGCAATATATACCGTCAACTGAAACAGTAATTGGTGTAGTACGTCAGGAATTTACTGACGTAGATATCAATTACTGGAAACAGTTTAATATTTCTATAAATACTCTAAAGAAATTCAATGTAAATAGTATTAAATATTATTTATGTAACGGAATAGTAAAGGGTACTTATAAACGAGAAAATCCAATGTATGCATATAAGGTCTATAATAACTTTAAGATATATAGACCATTAGCAGATAAATATACTAAGTGGAGAAACAATCTTACAGACTATGATATCCAAGGCTATGAGCAGTTGCCTCAGAAAGGTGATATACTATTTATTACAAAGTCCATGAAAGATGTTATGTGTTTGCATGAAATGGGTTATCCAGCAGTTTCTCCATCTTCAGAGAGTACATTTCTACCTAAAGACGTATTAGAGCAACTTAAGACGCGTTTTAAGCGTATTATAATACTATTTGATAGAGACGTAGCTGGAGTAAAAAGAAGTCGCAAATTAAGCCGAGAAACAGGCTTAGAAGCAATGTTTATTAACAAAAAATTCAAAGCTAAAGATATATCTGATGCTGTTAAAGCAAATAACTTTGAAGAAATAAAAAATTGGTTAAATGAAACTATTAAAAACTATAGGTAAAGTAATAGCATTACCTTTTGATTTAGCTCTAATACTTGGAAAGTTATTATTGATTCCAATCAAATTAGTAAGTGTATTGTTGCATGGAGAATTTATTGAATGGAATAAAAAACGTAAGTTTATAGGAAATTCAATTAAAGAAATGTTTAAAGCTTTCAAATATAATAAAGATTATTCTTTCTTATATTCAGTAGGATTTACAGATGAAAATGGTAATTTCTCTGAAAGAATTGAAACGTTTAAAGTAACTAGTGATAGTATGCAACATTATATTAATTATGCTAAAACAAGTCTTAAACAAGAAAGTGCGTAATGCTACTAAACAAGAAATAGACGGAATAGTATTTCGATCTAAGTTAGAAGCTTATACATATTAGAAACTAAAGGAAGCGGGTATATCAGCTGAATACGAACAGCATAGATATACTTTACTTCCTAAGTTTATATATAATAACTCTACAGTTAGAGCTATTACTTATTTACCAGACTTTGTAGGAAATAGTTTTGTTATAGAATGCAAAGGATTTGCTACAGATTCTTGGGCAAACAGAGAAAAACTATTCAAGTATTATTTAAGCTTGAATGAACCAGATACTAAATTTTATTTAGTAAAGAATAAAAAACAAGTTGATGAGTTAATCAACAAATTAAAATCTTAAATTTTCAGATTATAACAAAGAATGAATTTATTAAAATAGGAGAACAGATAATTGCAAAACCTAAAGGTGCTGATTATGATTTAATACCTGGTAAAGTATATGATCTAAGTTGGAATAGATGGGAAGATTCACCTATATTTAAGGAGAATGGTGAATTAAATCTACCAAAGAAAATCTATTCTACTAAAACTGATGACATATTTAAGAAGCGTATTATAACCTATTTTAATAAAGCAAATACAAATACTACTGGTGTAATGCTAGCCGGTACTAAGGGTACAGGTAAGACTGTAATGGCAAAAATATTAGCTAAAGAATCAGGTTTACCTATTATTGTAGTTAATCCTGATTATCCAGAAGGCAAACTTATTAAGTTTTTTAAGTCCTTTACTACTCCAGTGTGTGTTTTGTTTGATGAAGTTGAAAAGAACTTCAAAACTGAGTATATGCTAGATTTCTTAGATGGAGTTGAAAAGACTGCACAGAAACTAGTAATTATGACTTGCAATGACTTAAGCCGAGTTAGTCAGTATATGCAAGATCGCTGTTCACGTATTCGTTATTTACGTCGATATTCTCCTGATGAAAATGCTGCATTCTTACCGATGTTGGCTGATGATTTTGGTATTAAGAACAAAGAAGAAGTAGTAAAATTCTGTAAAGAGAATATTAAACTACTTTCTATGGATAACATTGTTTCTATCATGAGTGAAGTCAAAATGCTAGAAGATGAAGATATTAGTCTTCAGGAAATCATAAACATTATGAATATCTCTACTGAAAATATACCAACTAAAGTTAGTGATACTGTAGAATATGACGATGAGTATGATAATGAAGATAATGAATATAGTGATGATGATTACGAATGTTGTGATGCAGCATGAAAACAAATAAGGCTAGATATATTCTAGCCTTTTAACTTATATAAACATGAAAATATGCGGTATAAGTGATATACATGGTAATCTCATTGAGAATATACCTGAGTGTGATGTACTATGTATATGTGGTGATATAGTAACATTAAATGCTCAAAGAAATATTGAAACATCTAAACATTGGTGGGAAACAAAATTCATAAAGTGGGTAGATAAATTACCTTGTAAGAAGGTAATTATTATACCAGGTAATCATGATTTTTACTTAGAATATAAGTATAAATTAAATGAATGGGGTTCTTTTAAAGATCATATGCAAATTTTATCTAAAGGTAAATTAGTATTTCTTATAGATGAAATGTATATATATGAAGGTGTTAAATTCTACGGATCTCCTTGGATTAAACCAATTGAATTTCAAGAGGACAGATGGGCATTTAGTAGATTTGATACTTACGAAGATATACCACAATGTGATATACTACTAACACATGATAATCCATTTTGTAATGAAGCTCTAGATGTTTTCTCCTTTGGAAAGAGTAAATATCATTTATATGGGCATTGGCATGATGGATCTAGTGATGTAAATTCTGGAAGATACAATTGTTCTAGATTGAATAGTTGTTATAGTTTTAAAAAGAATTATGAATTTGTAGTGTTAGATATTATGACAGAAAAAGAAAAGAAACAAGTAGAACAAGCATTCTTAGATAAACTTATTAGTCAAGCATACAATAATAATGTAGCGGATTGGCTTAAGACATTTAAAGAAGTTGAACTACAACAAGATAAAGAAGATGAATTAGTTTGGGATACTTCAGCAGAAGTTCCTGAGTCAGCTATAATTAGCGACATGGAGGATTAAGTATGAACAAGATGGTAATTGATACTCCTTACTATGAGGATATGTCTCGTTACTCTAATAGTGATATTGGATATTTTCTTAAAAATGGACCAAAAGGTCTAAAAGATTACAAAGAAGGTAAAGTAGCAAAATTAGATTATAATTTCCTTGAAAAAGGAACTATGATTCATGAATATTTACTTCAACCAGAAGAATTCTGGAAAGATTATATTATTCTTGATTTTGCAACACCTAAAGTAAAACAGCAAAAGGATTTATTAGATGAGTATCATAGACTTATGCAAGTAAATCCATTAGAATCTCAAGATAAGCTTAAACTATCTGCTTATAAGAAAGCTTATAGTAATAAGAAATCTAATGAGAAATGTATTGAAGAAGCTGAAGGTCTTATTATGATTTATCAAGATTACTTAGAATATTTAAGTAAAGTAGATGAAAATAAAAAGATAATTAGCTTTGCTGATTTACAAATGCTTAAGAAGATTAAAGAAAATATTCAGAATCATAAAAAAGCAAACGAACTGTTGTTTAATTTACCATCTACTTTTGAAACTCATAATGAGTTCCATATTAATTGGGAAGTAGAAAAATTTCATAATATCAAATGTAAATCTCTATTAGACAGAGTATGCTTTGATCATGTTAACAAGAAGATAATTCTTATTGACTTAAAAACTACTGTAAATGTATATAATTTTAAACATTCGGTAGAAGAATACGATTATTATAGGCAAATTGCTTATTATGGATTAGCAATTCAATGGTATATGCAAGAGGTATTAAATCTTAATTCTGAAGAATATGATTTTGAAGCATATATTATTGCTATCGGTAAGGATGCTAATAATGAAATTAGAGTATTCAATATGAAAAATGATACTACTCTCAATGAAAAGATCGCTTCAATATCAGAAGCTCTCCGAAGAATCTCAGAACATATCAGTACAGATCAATGGGACCATACACTTGAGTATTACGAAGGTGATGGAACAGAAGAGCTGTAAATGTTATGAAAGACAAAAAATTGTGGTTAAATATAGCAACAAAACTATTCTTACTACCACTAATAGAAGAAGAAAACAGTTTAAAATGGCTAAATAAAACCACACTTGGAATATACGTAGCTGACACCAATAAACCAGAATGGGAAAATAAAATAATTATATGCTATGACAGAGGAGCTTTTCCGAATGAACTTAAAGTGAGATTTAAGAAAAACAAAAATTCATATGCTGAATATACAGAATTAATAAACGGAAACGCTTACAAAGTCATAGCATTTACTATACCCCCACAACTAAAAAAAGATTTTACACATTTACTAAACGGAGAGTACACCAAAGTAAGTATACAAACTCAAAATAAAATATTAGACCACTGGGGACCAATAAGTAGTAAAGCTAGAAAAATAGCAACACATTTTTTTAACGGATACAATTATTCATATTCTGTTAAACCAAAATTAAATGAAGCTATTCTAAATCTAAACAATATACCAATAAAAAAGGCGGATTTTAATCCGCCTTTATCTTTTTTATAGCCACAAAGAATTAGTACCAACCTAACCTCGAATTATATTACAAATCATCTCTAATGTAAGAAATTGTTTATTTCCTATGAAGCGTTACCTATACGACCTAATTGTTTAGCTCCTGGAGTAAGTCTAATTGCTTGATCCAGCAACTTATTAGATACTAAATGTTTACCAGTACTATATTCTTCAAAAGGATCAAACATCTGCATAAATAACTTAAGTATATCATTTATATAACTCATAACAGGAAAAGGATCTTGGAAAAGCTTAGTAAAAGAAGTAGGTAAGACATAGAAAGTCATATCTGTAAATAATCTATAAGCCTAATACTTTATTACCCACAATATTTCCTATCCAAAGTCATGATCATCATCATCTCCAGGATTAATTAAAGCAAATATAGCATAGCTCAAAGCTGCAACTGAAAATTCAATAGCTGACTTAATTACGTTTCTCTTCTCGTCATCGGTCATAGTACTCCACTTCATCACCTCTATCTAAAGTTGTTTAGCTTTAAATATATTAGTAGCAAAGAAATTTATCATACCAGCTGTATATTCATTTCTAAACAGCCAAGAAGCAAAATCTCTATGCATACCACCTATTTCAGTATCGAACACAGAATCGTAATATCTCTTTTGATAACGTCTCATTACAGTAGGTTCAATCCATCTACGTAAAGACAAACCAATCCAACCATACCATTGAGATTCAGCAGCTACAGATGCTCTATCGCTATAATTACCGTGCAGTGAAATTAGTACCTTCCTAACCTTGAGTGAAAATAAGTTTTGCTACATTTTATCAAAATTAGCAACTTTATCATCTACTACTAACTAATTATTCTCATCAAAAGTTACATAATCATACATACTACCTATTACTTTACCATTATCGTCTTTAGCTTTCATAGTCATCAAACAAGCAGTTAGGAATCTGATCTACATCTCATGCTCACCCATCTTATTCGGAGTATATAAGATATCGCTAACAGAATGTCTCATAAAACCTTCTAATGATAAATTCTTATTTGATTCAAATATACCAAACCATTCAGCCAACTAATTTAATTTATTCTGTGGTACAGCTTTATTGACATCTGCTAGTAAACCGTAAAAGTTCTTAGCAAATTCTTTAGTAGCTCTAGCATAGTCTTCTTTCGTAGTATGCTGTCCTGCAACAGCTTCTTCTAATTGATTTACTTCACCCACCAATATATTATTGAGTGCTGCTACCATATTACCAGACATTACTCTCTTATTAGACATACCAACTATCCATTTTATTAATTTAGCAGTATCTATTACTTTATCAGAGTACGGTAATTTAATTTTACCCATATCTTGTACTCTATTTCCATAGAACACCTAATCCACCCAAGAATCAAACTAATTCTAAGTATTAACTTTATGACTGGATACTTTATTTTTATTACCTTTTAACAAAGAAATAACATTATCCTGAGTTTCTCTACTAGCTAACAATGCCTATGTTTGCAGTATTAAAGACTCCAAATCACGTTTAACTAAGTAAGTATCAGCAGCATCAGCCCATTTATAAAAGATAGTAGGTAAATCAAAAGATTGTTCATCTTCTGTTATAATCCCTTCTGCATAATAATACATAGGAATTTGCCGTATGCGTTTACCATTTTCGTCAACAAAAGTACCACGGATATCATCGTCTTGCATAGGTAGCATTTCTGTCTATAAGTAGTTCTTTATTGTTGACGTTACACCATCGCTATTTACTCTTTCAACACCTCTCTTAATAACGCTAGGTAACCTAAAGTTAAGACGTAATGAACGTGGCATTGAATAATCATATGTTTTTATAAGATCTAAAAATAATTTATACAACTACCATTTAGGGTCATTAGAGTCTTTGTATTTTAACATCTCCACATACTTAGCATTTTTATATATAGCAGGATTAGGTTTACGATACTTTTCATCTAAATCTCGTGTCAAATCATCTAATTCCTATCTTATATCAGCAGTAATAGTACCGTCTTTATACATAGAAAACCAAGATTTTCTTTTATCTGCACTAAGTTTAGCATTTTGTATAACTTTTTTTCTTTTTTCTTCATCCAATGGCTCTAATATAGATGCTAAATCTTCATCCATTTGTCTATTGTAACCTTCAATGTCAAATATAGGATTGTTTGTTCTAAGCCATTCTTCCCAAGCTGCTTGCTGTTCCTAAAAAGTTAAAGATCCATCAGAGAATATTCTGTTACGTTCTTTTTTAGATGCTTGCAAATACTCTCCACCAATTGGATTAACCAAGTAAATAACGCCATTGTCAGTTACTTCTACAAAATCATCAAACACCTTTCTCAGGTCACTAAAATTAGTAGTACCATACTTTGCTTTGTATTCTTTTAGTACTTTACTTATCTAAGCTCTTAATTTAATCATTCGCTGTTCTTTATCACTAATTGCAAAATCGAATCTTTGTACTATAGCTTGTACAAAAGGATCTTTAGATTCATAAACTGTACCAAAGTTAGCTAATATAGAATTGCATTCAAACCCAGATTCAGCTACATGTCTTTGAGCATCTAACCATTCTCTAGTTTGATACTCTATATCATTACTGTTATCTCTTAAATACTGTTCTATATGTTGTTGAACTCTCAAATTAAAATCTTTATCTGATTCGTTAGGACCTTTTGGGTTGTTTTCTATATACTTCTTTCTTTCTTCGTTTTTAATTCTATATCTAACTATACCTACGTATGGTAGAATTTCATTTAAATATAGTTTAGAACCAATTGTATCACAAGCATCTAATATGTTTCGTTGTGCCTACTATAATTTATTACAAGCAGTTTCTATAGCTCTCACATTATCGTCTCCAAATATATCAGAATACCTATTAGCCAATCCTGATATTCTATTTACTATATCATAAGACGATGCTATTTCTCTATAGCTCTATAATACATTTAAATCCCATTTAGCATCTTTCCCTTGTTTATATCTTTCCTATATCTGTTTATTGAGTCTACCTAAATGATCAGCTGCATAATTAGTGTACTAAAGTAAGGCATCTAATTCTGTCATGTTTGATATCTTTTCTAACAGGTTTGCAGCATCTTTAGCTTGAGTGCGATAACTTCTGCGTAGCTTAAGAACCTGTTCTTGAATACTTAGTTTTTTCTATATAGTATTCATCAAATTAGTAAGTTCTTTGAGCATTTGATCCACTTTTTCAGTATCATTTCCAAAAATAGTTTTATCACCAAATATATTATATTCAACATCAAATTTAGTTTGTTGTGATTGTGTTATCTGATAGAAACCTTCTTTCTTCATTTGACTGTTAGCTTCTTCATTAGTACCAAACACAGTACTTAATCCTGCTTTACTTATCTTACCTTTATCAACGGAATACACAATCGGTATAATTCCCACTTTAGAAATAGGTATACCATTTTGCTATAGTATATACTTATACGCAGATAGCTGAAAATCGTAGCCGTCTTTTTCAGATTTTAGTCTAAATTTTTTACTAGTAGAAAACAAAAAGCCTCTCAATCTTGATCCTTTTTCATTGACTAGATACCCTTTATCGTTTTTCTTATTGTTATAATTTATTAATTTGGTTTTAAAATCCATTAATACATACTCGCCTGTTTTCTTATCTTTCAATATTAAGTCAGCGATACCAGCAACACCATGTTTAGGGTCAGCTAATACTGCTTCAGATGCAACAAAGTCATAATTTTGTTTAATATGATTAACTACATTAATTAAGCCTTTTATAGCTTCCCTAGACATACTATCTGTAAATAGTTGTATATCTAAATTGCCCTTCAATACTCCTTCTAAAACAGCGTGTATATTAGTACCATTGTTTCTAGCTTCTTGAGATATTTTAGCTTGCACCTGATCTTCCAATGATGCATCATAATTATCGTAATTAGCCTTTTCTTTAAAACCTGTAACAGATGTTAATACTTCACCTGTTTTTTTATCTGTAAATCTATGTTCTACTTCATCAAAGGTAACAGTGTTTGCTAAATTTTGTAGTATCTTTCTTACCTAATCCACAGATGGTATTTCTTGATGAAATACTCCAGACACTTTCTACGTATCGTCTAGCTGTTTACGAATCAAAAAACTATCTGTAATTTCGGCAAGCAAAGCTTGTTTGGCATATTTATTATCAAACAATTTTTTAACAAAATCTTTGAATTTCTACCACCAATTTCTAGCTTCACCATCCATATTAGCCACCCTAATACCTACAGCTTGTACCAACTATTCTTTACCACCAAACGTTTCAATTCCTTCTTTAATTATTGGAGCATTAGAAAACATTTCTACATAGTAATGAGCATATTCGTGAGGAATGGTATCTTTTCCAGATTTAGTCATATCTATCAACGCTTGCATAGCATCTAAATCAATAGATCCAGCATATCCACCACCTATGGCTTCTACAAATTTCAATTCTATTTCTGGATACAGCTGTTGCATGATATATGCCATTCTTTGAGAACTACTAAACTACTATGGAGTTTTAGCGTCAGGTCTAGAGTATACTTGTTTACGTAATTGCGCAAAAGCCTCCGAAGAAGCTTTTGCATAATCACCTTCATATTTATCCCACAAATAATATGCTTGGTTTTCTCCAACCATATCTTCAAGAGTTTCAAACTCTTTCTTTACTTGTTTATTACTAAAATTTGGACAAAACGGAGTCATATTAATTAATTTTTACATTTATCTTTAATAGCACTACCTTTCTAATCACTATCTTCAGATTCTTTATTGTTATTTAACTCATCACCTATCTAATTGTACAGTGCCTAAAATACAGAAGACTGTTCGCCGAAATAATTTACAAACGTATATATCTACTTATCGGAATTGTTTTTGTATATCTCTATAGCAGTATTTGCAGAATCACCAACGATTGCTATTTTCTAGCCATTTGCTGTGGGTATTTCAGTCTAATCTATAGATATTACATAAAATTCTTTATTTTTAAATCTAGCATAGTCTCTAACTGGCAAATGATAACTGAAAGAACTGTCCGCTATAAAATACACAGCATCTACAGTATCTACTAAAGCTCTTTGCTGTTCAGAATCATCATTGGCTTTTTGAGAATTGAAATATTTAGAATAATCTATACTTCCACTTAAAGCATCATCTATCTTATCAAGAGTAGTACTAGTATTATTCATATAAATAGACTGTTCTTTCTCATTCAAACTATTGAATCCTAATTTGTTAAAATCGTTATCCTACCACAGTAAAGACCTTATAGTACCATCCTCGCTAATGTAACCATCCGCTCTTAAAGCAAACGACTGTCTCTTATTACTCTTATATCCAAGTTTATTAACTTTATAATATACAGGATTAGAAAATGTTGTACCTGTTTTTTTAGAAATAGAAGACACTTTTTCTCCAAGACGATATAAGTCATATCCATTAGAAGTAGTTATTTTAATAAAAGGACTATAAGTATTAGTGCTCCTATTAAATAACGAATTAGACCCTTTAGTAATAGTAATCACATCATTACCGACAACTCTTTTGATTACATATTTGTGATTTCTAGGAGATATAGTAGGAACATAATTGTCATCAGATACAGCTAATAAGCTAATTACTTGGTCTTTTTCAGTATTAGTCATACCTGTTGTTCTACCCATGACATTTTCAGCAATATACTAATTAAATGTCTTTCCACCAGCTCTTAAGTTAGCTAAGTACTGTGGTGGAATAATATCGTATACTGTAGTTCTAACAATACCACCAGCATTTGAATCAGTACCGCCAGATACATAGAACATGTAAACTGCAAAATCTTCAGCCCATTGTTTTATTTCAGGATCAGTACTATTGAATAATTCACTTAAAGCTAATTGGACATTGTTTTTAACGTCAGAATCTTCTTTAAACTATTGCGTAACCAACATGAATTGAGGAACTTTGACATCTCCAAGTTTGTTATACTTAACAGCGTTGAACAAGTCTATTCCTTCACCTCTACGCAACGCTTTACGTTTAATAGCTTCATATCTTCCAGGAACGCTATTTTCACCATATGTTAACTTCGCTAAAGCTTTTCCGCCAAATCTCTCAATTATATACTGGTTAAAGAATGGCAAATAAAGTACAGTTTTTATTTTAGGTCCAACCACTCTTAGGAATTCTTTACTTTGTCTACCGTATAAACCCTATTCTTTACTCAGTTCATTAGCAGCATCAACGTACACTTTGGAAAATTCAGGTAATAATTTACTAAATGTGTCAAATATACCCATAACTCCTTTAGTATACTTAGCTCCTAAGAACGTATTATCATACATATCTCTAGGATTGTTAAATACGATATTATATTCTGAGTTGAATTGATTCACACCTTGAATAAAAGAAAGTAATTGGTTAATATTAACACCATACTTCTTAGTATCAATCTGAGCATTTGAAATAGCATTGTGGTACTCTTTTGCTAATTCATACAATTGTTTAAACATGCTTGCATATGTAAGCTAATCTTTAATCCATCTAGCATCATGTTTAGGTTTAAGATTGCCCATTAATACATCGTGTTTGGTCAGTTCTGAATACTCTTTTTCTGGTGTATCTTCAGCACTTAAAGATTTTAATCTGTCATTGTAATCTTCTATTACAGAGTCCATAAAATATGTACCTCTTTTTTCCTAATCTGATACACCAATGAGTCCTTGTTTATAAGTCAACCAGTTATCAGAAATTTCCTTTATGATAGGTTGTGTTAAGAATGCAAACGTGTCATTACCAAACCCAGATGCAATTAGCATAGCTACTACATCAAAAGTATAAGCGTTAACATTAGCGTTGCCGATATAGTTATCTTTAGCAGCATCTACAAACGCGTTAATAAGACCTGAAGTTGAATCCAATATTTCTTCACCGTATCTATCAAAAGTTTCTCCTAATTTCTATAATCTCAATTGCTCAATAATTGGGAATTTACGCATATCTAATTTAGCAATCTGAACAAAGAACTAGAATACACTATTTAACGCCATAGGACCAATACCGGCATCAGACCCTGAATTAAGCTTTTTCTACCTTGTTTGGAATACTGGGTTAAGATAAAATCCGTCTAAATTATCAGGTAATCCGTCTGCTTTACCTCCAGAATATTCTTCTAGTTCTTTCTTGGCAAATGTACTAATAGGTCCTGTAGCAACGTCCAATGGAGTACTAGTAGCCAACGCATGATCTAAAGAAGTCAACACACCTTGATACATATCTAATAAGAAATTTTGTAATTTTTTGGAATCGGTGCTGTTTATATTATTCATCACTTCATTTATATCATACTTAACTTTTTGCATTTTACCATTAACAACTTCATAATTGTATCTAGCTAAGAACATTTTATCAATATCAAAGTCAGAACCAGTAAGTGCAGTAATACCAGAAGGGAATTGGATCATGCTACCATTAAGACTAGGTACTAAATCTACTATTTCAACAGGTATAGTTGAATTCTACCCCTGTGTAGGAACACGATATGATAATGCAAATAATTCCTTATTATCTAGTATGAACCTGCGCTGATCTTCAAAGTTATCAAGATCGTATCCTTTAATTTTATTACGTTTAGCTTCCTATATTACATCGTCAAAGAAATTTATAGACAATCTAACTTGCATTCTTTGATGAATATTGCCGTTAGAATCAATTTCCCCAGGCATATATAGATGTTTGTCAGCATGTTGCTTCAAATTCATGAAATTATCATAACCAACACTAGTGACCTGATATAAAGCTTTACCTGGAGTAACAGTATCTATTATAGTATCACCCATTTGAGCAAGAATACGAGACATTATCCAAGCAATATTTGGCATTGCTGCTGGGTGTATTTTAAATTCACCGTTTTCATCGACTTGGAAAGCAGCTACTGTTTCAGCTGGAAGATTCTCAGTTTGAGCCATGGTCTATAAAGACTTCATAAAAGCTTTTTTATCAACAACTCCGTTATCGTTTATACCCCATTTTTTGTTAAATTTAACAGACCCTCTTCTAGTAAGTTCATCTAGAATCGCTTTATAAAATGTTTGAAGCATTTGACCATCAACTGTAACACCATTGACTCTATATCGTCTGTCTTTATTTGTGTTCATCATTGCCACTTTCATAAATTGAGTCAATAGATTAGCGTCGTTTGTGTGATGTGAAGCTGTATTAAGCTGGTCTCCTAACAAAGAAAAGTATTGCGATTGAATTACTGAAGCATTTAGTGCAGCTCTATCCACCTTACCGTTTAAATCGAACAATTCAAAGTTAGGTAAACCTCCTGATTTAACGGCAGTTTCTTGTTTAACCACGTCTACATTACTATCTTGCATAAAATCGTATAGCTGTTGTATTTCATGTCCTTCTACTTCAATTTTCCATAATACTTTATAAGAAGATTTATCATAAATTGGAGTAGTAAGTCCATCCATTCTACCCTAATCGTATCCGTAGTAAATATACTTAAGAGATGGCGATTCAAATTTAAACTTATCAGCAATACCAAAAATCCAACCTTTGTAATCACGCACTTCTTTACTATTCAAATTAGTTTTATTAGCATCGTATGCCTTAGCTTTTTTTACCAATTCGTCATAATTTATATTAAGCACTTTACATATATTATCCTAAATAAGCCTTATAGTTCTAGGAGTAAGCTTGTCAGATCCAAATTTATCATAATAAGTAAGTAAATTATATATAGCTTCAGATACATCATTCCATGCTCCTTTTCTCTATTGTAAAGCTCTAAACATTTGACTGGTAACCCAACTTTGAGCATCTGATGGGTCATTTTTAAGATAACCCTCATACCTGTTTTCAAAGTCTTTTACCGCAACATCTAATAACTAAGCATCAGACATAGGTTCGCCGTTGATCATTACTTTCAAACGACGTTCTTCTCTAAATTGTAACAACCTGCTTATAAGTTTAGCTTTACGATAACTATCTTTTATATTACCGTTGTCATCTAAAACATCAGAAGTGTCAATATTTACTTTTATATTATTGTCTTCCAAATATATTTTAATCATGTCATCAGATAATCCAAGAGCTCTATAAGCTTCTCCCTTATACTTAGCTTGATTTACAACCATTGTGGTGTTCAAAGTAACAGAATTATAAGTGTTGCTATCGAATAGTCTATCTTCTTCGTCAAATGCATTTCTTATAGTACCTTTTTCTGAAGTAAGAGAAGTTGTGGAAACAATACCCGAATATCGTTTAGTTACACCGTCGATATTTTTATGATATGCAATATCTCCGTGACATAGTTTCTCAAATTCTGATATATCTGACATACCTTGTATTACAGCAGAACCAATAGCTCTATAATAATCATTACCGCTTAATTCATTTATGTTGACAGATTGTTTTCCATAAATGTATTTTTTAATTAAATCTGAAGGCAAGTAACGATTGCTTGTTATATTACCAGCATCATCTACTATAATAGCTTTTAATTGTTGTAGTTTAACGATAGCGTACGCAATATTATCATTTAACATACTTCTTATTTGTTTTCTGATACTTTCTCTGTTTATCATATCATAAACATAATCTATAGAACTTTGACGAGAATCTGTATCAAACATATTAGAAGATATTTTTTGCACCATGTTAGAAGAAAGATTTATAGATTTGCCTATATCTTTAAAGTGTCTAAACTCATATCCTCTAGGACCTTTTTTACCAGAACGTAAATCTATATGGAACGCTCTTCTATAATATCTATCGTTAACTTCATCATACAACCATTGCTACTCTCCTTCTACGTAATGATACGTTTTTACTAATAATCTAAGTAACTTGGCAGCTTCTGGATTATTTTTAAATATTTGTTCCTACTACAATGAAGACAATTTTGAGAACGAATCAATAGTGTAATTACTATTAGTTACCTAGTTCAACTTTTCAATGAAGTAATCTCTAGTGTATCTAGCATCTGATATAGCCATAATTTCATCTGCCAAATAACCAACAAATACATCTATTACTTTAGGATTTATATCTAAATTATCATTGATTATGTTTTCAAACATCGGTATGCCTTCAATATCAGCAGCAAATCTTTTATTAGCCAACGCTGGTGTAACATGTTTACCTGACCATATGGATATAAACCTATTTGTCAAATCTTCTAGTTCTGTTACTTCTTTATCTGCTACAGAGTCATTCCATTCATCATCTAATACTGTACTAAGTTTTGTGTGTACTTGTACTTGTTTAGCTCCACCTAAATTTTTTAGTGTACTTAACCACACAGAATGAGAATTATAAATATTATTCAACATCTTATCAACCCATTCTTTAGTGTTAGCAAGTATGGCAAAAGTTCTAGTTATGAAATTATACTATCCTATTGAATATATTTTGGTATTTCTGGGACCTTTTTGAGATTGTGTGGATGGTATAGACTTAATATAAGAACCAAACATTTGAGATAGCTAAGTAAGAATACCTTTTTCTGTAAACATCTCATCTAACTTCTTATATACTCCTTGCTAACGTTTATTAGAAGATTCTAGAAGTCTAAATTCAGAAACATTAGATGTATTTAACTTATTTAAAGGCTGTAAAAGTAAATTTTTACCAACCTTACCACTTTTAGATGCATTACGCATAGCTTTCTGCCAAGCTACAGCGTCTTGCTATAAATCGCCAGTTATAGATCCAAATTGATAAATTTTGTCAGCTTCTCTAAGTACGTCTTTTATAGACTCTAAGTTTTCTATGTTCAATTTGTTCATAGCCTATTTTAGCGGAGTTATCATATTTCTAAATAACTTGCCAGCTTCACTAGTAGTAGCTACACTGTTTAATTTATCAGAAATGATATCGAGGGCAACAATCATAGATCCTTTCCACTTATTGTCTAGTTTACTTTGGATTGCATCTAAACTTCCGTTTTTAGTAGTAGCTCCATATCTATATTCGCCATTTGAACCTATGTTTCTAGCAGTAGTAGTGTAAGAATGAGTTTCAAAATTATGAATATACTTAACAAAGTCAGTAAAGAATCTGTTCAATAAAGCACTATTAGTGTTTTCATTACTAAGTATATGATATACCTACATCATAGTAGAACTATTTTCTTCTTCCATTTGTGTCTTAGCTGCCGAATACAGTTTGTTCAACATATCTTCTACACTATTAGAATTAGTTATAGCGTGTACTATTCTAGTATATAAATCTCTTACATTTGCAAATTTGAGTATACCATCTGGTGTATATTTAGCAGTAGCTGCATCTGTAGGATCTAAATCAGTTATAGACCATAGTAACATTTTCATACTAGCGTCCATACTGTTATACATATCTCTCATATAACTATCTCGATAGTCTGAAAATCCTAATACATCTATACCGTACTCTTGTAATTCATCTTGTCCATCTTCTGTAATTTCAACATCTTCTTCAATATCAGCTTTTAATACTTTATTAGGATTATGAGAAGTATCTTGAACAAGATTGAATTGACGCTCTACAAAATTACGAATTATTCCAGCCCATTGATCCCAAGTATCGTCTCTTACGATATTTTTATAAACATTAATAAGTCTTACCATCTTAGCCTAAGCTATAGCAATATCGTCATCACTAAATCGGCTTAAGTTTTTATCAATTTTTTTATTACGTAATTGTTTGTCTAACTCAATGACGGCTTTAGTATATGTTGCTATATCATGTTGATAAGATGCTTTTAACGCGTTGGTATTTATAGATAGTCTACCATCTGTATTTGTATATATACCAGAGTTATAAATTAATTTACCTAGCATATCACGCATTATTTCATTATATTGAATTGCGTCTTCAGCTAAGGTAACTCCGTTTACCTTGAAACCAGAATATGCAGGAGCTTTACCGTACATCTTTTCAAACTCTTCTATGTTGTTTTTAGTAGCTTTGGCATATGCAAATCTACCAGAATACATATCTTTAAACAATTTGTCAAGATTACTGTAATTAGGATTTATATTTTTGCCAGAAAGCTTCCTTACTATATTTCTCACAGCATCTGTAATATGCTGAAATACTTTACTGAAGATATTACCTTCGTAGTATTTATCAGGGTGTTCCTGAGAACTTTCTATTACAAATTCAGCAAATCTATCTGCTAAATACTCTTCTATCTACTAATTTGAAGCAAAAGCGAGATCTGTGTTTTTATTGCGAGCATCATTATACATCTTGTTTCTTTGTTCTTTAGACAGAACAAATAAACTTATTCTGTGAAATGCTTCGTGATAGAACGAACCTCTAGCAATTTTATTAAGCTTGGCATCTCTGTACAAACGTATACCAGATGCTGCGCATTCTCCAAATACATAAATCTAAGCACCTCTAACTTTATCCCACACTTTTTTCCCTTCTGGTAAGAAAGAAAAATCAAAATCTTTACCCAATATAGTTGTTACTCTATCTAAAGCAGAATCGTAATCTTCTTTCTACACGTGTTGGTCTAAGAAGTCAAATATAGCACCAGTATTAACTCCATCTTGATATACTAGTTCTCTAGCAAACTAATCAGCTAATTTACCAATATTATCATCAAACAACGCTTCTGATCTAGAACTGTACAATTTGTTTTGTACACCCCATATTGCTAACGCTCCAGATATAATATCTTTAGCTGTATTTATATTTTCAGAGTTTCTAAGATTTTCTAATCGTTTTGCATTGTTCTTATCAGTAGAAGACCCCGTCTTTAAGAAATCTATCAGTTCCTATACAGATTGTAACTATGGTTTTTCCTGTATTGGAGTAGCAAACTGTGAAATTGGAGTAGGTCTCAAATTAAGACCTTTTAATTCTGTTTGAGTTTCAACACTAGTTTCAGGTTTTTGTTTGTATTCTTCTAGTGCAGAAATAAAAGAATCATAATCTTCATCTGTTATATCTTCTTGTGAAGATAAAGCTATTTCCAAATCACTGCTACTACTATCTTTTGGTATTTGAACAGTAATTCCATTGAAAGACATTTTTAAATCTTCTCCGATCTCTTGTATACTTACTTTAGTATCTTCGGATGGTTCATCTTCAAATTTTACAGTTGTTTCACTAACTGTTTTTGGTTGTACTGGAAGATTATCAATAGGAGTATTAAAACTGTTATATCCTACTGGTAAATTAGTTTGAGGCTAATTATGAACTACCTGCTAAACTGGTTGTTGTGGAACAGTGTTAGAGTTGGATACCAACTGCTGCATAGCTTCAACTAATTGCTGTAACAAATTTCCTTGCTCAGATGATTGGGACGATGTTTGTTTAGTATCTATGTCAAAATCAGTATGTTCAAAACCTCTACCGAAGAATATAGCTTTACCATCTATTTGTACAAACTTACCTTCTTCGTCTGCAAGTACTAATTGAACTTGTTTTTTATTAATAAGAGCTTTGATTAATCTAGCTATAAACTGCGGTTGTTCACTTATAGCTATACTAAGCTGACCAGTATCAGTATCTGCTGACAAATCAGCATCGTACGTAGCGGTAATTCGTTTGCTACGCATTCCATATACAGCTACTTTGTATTTTCCAGGTTGCAATTTGCCATCTTTAGCAAAACTGTTTATACGATCTTTAAACCCTTTCAAGAAGTTCTCAATGTATTTTTGTGCTTCTTTTAGACCACCTTTACTTTCTTGATTGGTCATTTCGTCATACAATTGATCAGAGTTTATTTCTTCCCCTAATCTTTGTTTAGCTTCAGCAGAAGTACCACTATCTTGAGTTCTCTAAGCAGAACTAACAAATGTTACCTTTTTCTTATAATTTACATATACGCTGGGCTTAACTGTAATAGCATTTGATGTTCTATTTAAATCTGTTAATACAATACCGTCATCAATAAGTATTGTAGAATAAACTTCGTCCGCTTTGTGGTCAAAAAGAATATTACCATCCTCATCCTGTACTTTTAAATTATTACCGAGTACACTAGAGCCTGCTAATTTTTCTCTATCTATACGATATGTTTTATTTTGAATTATAAAATTTATTAATTCTTCAAAATTATTTTCATTAAGTAATTGCTGCCCAAAATGAACTCCTTGTTTATCTACATACAACAGTCTAGCGTAATTATTATCTGATGGATTATTAGCTATAGCTTCTGTTCCGGTATATATAAAAGTATCTAACAATTGTTTAACAGACATATCTGTGTCTATGTTAAATCCCTCTATATTTATATCTCTAACATAACTACTTAAATTATATTTTCCATCGCTTATTCCTTTAAGTATAGAAGCTAAGAATTTAGCAGTTGCTCTATCAAATCTTTTAGGATTTAAGTGTACAATAGTATGTCTTCTAGAAGAAGATAAGAAAGAGGGAGTTATGAGGTAAATAGCACCAGGAGTACCATTAGCATCCTTTACCAGTACTTTTTCACCTTTATTATTAAAATACACAATGTTAGAACCTACTTCTGAATCATATGAACCATAACCAAAAATCACAGGAGATACTTTTTTACCTTCAAATTCATTTTTACTTATTTCTTCTTCAAGTTCTTTTTCTAATTGAGAATTTACTTGACTTGTTCTATCATCGTATACTTCATTAATTTTAGCAATGATCTGAGACTTGGTAGCTCCAGCGTTATCGTTTTTTAATACAAATTCCCCTTTTCTATTAACTCGTACAAGTTGATCATACAATTCTTTACCAAGTAATTCTTCATTGTCACCAATAAATTTAATCAGTTCTGTTTTTTTCCTAATTGATCTTACAGTTTTTTGTAAACTTTCTTGCTCAGTTTGAAGTTCCTACTTTCTTACTTCTGATTCTAGCTATCTACCTTCTGCTGATTCTTCATCCTATGCATTACGTTTTAACCAATCTACTAATGAAAATACATATTGACCATCAGAATTTTTGATCAAACCTAACGCTTGAATTTGGTTTAATTTAGATTGTTCGTGTTTAGCCACACGATTAAAATTATTATAATCTATGTTATTTAGAGGTTCCGCAGTACCCATAGTAATGGCTTGCATTACATTAGTAGGTCTACTTAATCTTGAGAACCTTCTGTTGTCAAAATATTGAGATATTATACGATTACCTTCTTCAGAATTACCATTTTTCTTAAAATTGTAACCTAAAATATCTAACTTATCCATAAATTCTTGTGAATCGTGGCTATCTCTAATTAATTTTTCAATAGTATTGCCTATTTTAACTAGCAAATCTCTATTATCTGGAGTATCTAGTGTACTTATAATTTCACCATTCAGTTCAATACTTAGTGAATTTTTACTATTAAACCATCTATTGTTTAAAGCCTCCTATACAGTATCTTCTACCACAGGAGTAAGATTATTATCATCTTGGTAATTCTTATAAGACAAAAACAATTCTGGCGAATATTTTTGAGCAAAAGATAATAATAATTTAGCCCTTTCAGTATTAGCGCTCTATACTTTCGTACCTCTTTTTTCAGCTTGACCCAAAGTAGGTATAACATACTTAGGTATAAAAGTACTATGCAAGTCAATTAACCCGTCTGCATACTTTGCTAAACCTTTAAGTAAGTGAGCTAATTTAGTAGTATTCTACTGTTCTTCACTAAGAGGTTGATTAAGAGATTCAACATCTACATTATTGTAACCAATCTATTTAGCTAATTGTACAAGTTCATTTAGATGAGCAGATACTTTAGTTATTGCTTCTGGTAATTCACCTTCATATCTTTCATCTATTTCTTTAGATGTCATTGTTTGACCGGCTTCATTTTGATAAATATTTAGATTAGGATTTACCATTGTTGTAACTTGATAATTGTATCCACCATTAGTTACAATCATATCCCCAGGTTGAAATCCTATTTTGTTGGTATATTCTGGTTTGTAAGATTCAGTTTCTAATCCTTCCACATCTTCTTTTTTCTCTACCTTTTTATAATTATACCACAAATTATGTATTAATTCCGAACGCGAATCAAGTTCAGCTTTAGAAGGCTCAGTAGAATATGCATAACCTGCAAAATCTGCACCAACGACATATGACCATTTATTACCAACCCTTTTCTGATTAAAATAAATTCTTACAGGTAAGGCATATACCATATTATCGTAATCATCCTTGCTGAGTTTAGCCAATCCTATAGTTATGCTGTCTACTTCACCATTAGCTAATTTATTTATATTTTCTATTATATCATCTGTAGCTTTACCTTGTTCTCTAAGATACGCTATCTGCCTTCCTATTTTATTAAAATCATCAATGGCTTTATACCTGTTTAAAGTACGACCGAATTTCTTTAATATAGCAAAATCCTTACTTATTTCCTATTTAGCTTCATCAGAAGATTGATAAGGCATAGTAATAAAACCTCTCCAGAATTTACTAGCATAGTAAGGGTTGCTTAACATGGTAGATATTCTAGCCCCCATACTATTATTCAAAGGATACCCTTTAATCATTAAAGGTCGGTCTTTACTCTTTTCTATTAAATCTTGTTGATGTAGAGGACCGTGCTTTTTACCAGTTTCGTTATCAAGATTAAATTCAAAAGTATCTCCATCTACAGAATCTATATTTCTTTTTCTATTTCTAGACTTTTTATTAGCTTCTATATCTTGGTTTACTGAATTTACCAATCTCTTCAATTTATTACTAAATTGTTTAGTGTTACCCAAATTGTCTTTGGAAGTAAGTGTCTATAAGAAAGGATCGTCAGATTTTACGGTAAACTAATTATAAAATTCTATAGCTGATGCTGCTTCTTTTAATTGAGATATTGTTTTTCTCAACGAAGTAGCAGCTTGTTTACTAGCTTCATCTTCCTAACTATCTAACAGTTTTAATTCGCTTTCTAACGTATTTATCTGTTCGTTTATTCTGTCTTTTTCAGAATTTTGTGCTATTTTTCTACCACGTAGTAATAATCCTTCTTTTTCAGAGTATTCTGAATTTGTGAAATCAAAAGAATATCTATCTCCATTCTCATCAAACCACACAGTAGAGTCACTAGGAAAATTGGGATTGTGTCTCTATGTTCTAGCGTTATCTTCGTCTACTAAATCCGTCAATCTAGTTAATTGATTGCCTAAGTGTTTAGCAGCTTTTTGTAACTTATCCAAATTCTATTTATCTTGGTCAGATATACCTTCAGTGTCTTTTTTATCAGTATATCTTTTAGACAGTTTATTCATTAAGTTTTTAAGGTATCTTGCGTAAGATAAAGCATCTGTACCCACAAGATCTCTGCCTTTATTTACTTCATCAACAATATTGTGCAATACACTTTCTTGTGGTATTGAACTCAACAAAGTTTCAAACTGCGATATAGTATTATTTATATCTTGCTATATTAACTGTTGTTGTTCTGTAACTTGAGCGTCTTGTAATGCTGTAAGTTCATCTTCTAATTGTTTAGGAGACTTTGTTTCATCAATTTCTTCAACGTCTTCGCTGTGTTTTCTAGAAGCTTCATTAACTGCGTCTGCTAATTTATTTTGTATGTGTTGAGCCTATCTATATTTAGTTATTTGCTAAGATATGTATTCTTTGTCAACACTTTGCAGTTTTTCAGATTTCTCCTGCAATAGCGGAGATATTATATTCAATATACCTCTATTTTTAGAATTATTTTGAATATTCTTAAACAGTTCTGTATCACTAATTAAATGTTCATCTAATTCATTAAGAACATCTTCTGTCACATCTAATTCTTTAGCTAGTCTACTGATATTATCTTTTATACGCTTCTTAGATTTTCTATTCTCTGACAATGTTTGATTCAAACTATTTGTAGCATCAAATAACCCAGTATATTTACTTATTCTACCTTGTGTCAATGCAGCTTTAATTTGTGTTTCCGCTATTGACTAATCTGTTAAACGATCATAATATTGCTGAACTTGTTTATCAATTAAAAGAGTAGCTATTTGTAACAGCTGTGCGTCTGTCAAATTATCTTTCTTCAAAAGCTGTTTAGCTTTGTTTTTAAAATCTTCATTTTCTAGCAAAGTAATAGCATTGTTTCCGGCAACTAAACCTTCTTTTGCTTTCAAAGCCATAGCTTTAGAAAGTTCAGTTTTAGCGTTCCATGAAAGAGCTAATAATAAATCTTCATCCTCTACGTCTAAATTCAATTCATTCAATTGTTTAGCCGATTGTTTTTTGTGAGAAATCAAATTATTATACTCTTCTCTCTACTCGTTTATAAACTCGTCAATATCAGTATCTTTAGGAATAGAACCATCTTTTGTTAAAACAGTAGTATCTAAATTGTATTGTGTAGTTTTTCCATCAGATCCTTTTTGTTTTAACATATTACCAATTCTGTCTAGCATATCAAGGTAAGTGCCATTACTCATCCCCTCTCTTACCTTTTTATAAAAATCAGAATTACGGTTAATTTCGTCTTGTTGCATCAACGCTGTAGCAACATAATCTCCAACTCTTTTGCTTTGAGTAATGTCGTTAAATGTTTTTCTAGCATTTAAAGCAGAACCAATTACACCTTGTGGACTAAAAAATGGCAATAGTGCACCACCCATCATCTCCTCAAATAGCTGTGCATCATTTTCATATTCATGATTAATATTAAAAGCTGCTCCTAAAGTTTTAGCCCTCAACCATAAATTGTCTATAGTATCTTCTACCAATTGACCATCTGTTAATGCGTCATAAAATGATGAATTTGCATAATCGTCCGCATACTCATCGTTCATATACTTCTTAATAATTACATTTTGTGCACCTTCTTCTGACGCTTCCACTGCGCTACGCCATACAGAACCTGTTGCAAAATCAAAAAGTTTGTCAGCTATTACTTTTTTTCTTAGATTAGAGCCAAGATTTGCAACCTGTAACCCTTGTGCCATTCTGTTAGCCATTGCTTGTTTAAATGGACTTCCTATGGTTTTATATGCAAATTTACCAACAGTTTTTGCAGTACCTGTTAGATATTTACCCAACGGTATAAAATAAGATAAATCGGATAGTACTTCTCCAAACCCAAGTGCATTATTCTGCTCATATATTCTTCTAGTTCCAAGATATGCTTCTTTAGCTATCTGATCAAATTCTGAAGAACCTGATATGATATCGCCATCTGCTAATGCTGCTTGTATTATTTCATTATCATTTAAATAAGTAACATCTACACCTTTTTTAGCTAATTGCTGCTTGGTATTATTGATTACAGGTTGTAGATCTACATTTCTCTTTTCAGCTAGTTGCTATACTTTTTCAGAATACCCATTAAATGCTTCCATGTGGGACTCATTCTCACGCGAGGTTATTCCGCCAAATAATTGAGCTGCGCCAATAGAAATTATACCACCTAATACAGCACCAGCTGCGGCTCCAACAGGTCCAGCAGCAGCTCCAATTGCTGCTCCTAATTTAGATCCTGCTACGAATCCTCCCCAACCTGCTAACATACTAGTAGTCTAATACAGGGCGCTAGTATTGCTAGTGCCCATAGTAGATGGCATTTTATAAAAAAAATTACCCCATCCAGCGGTAGCATCATTACTCTTTCTTGTATAGTACTGACTTATATCATAGTTCTTATAGGACTAATTTAGTTCTTCTAAATCACCTAAATACTGTTTATAATTTTCGTCATATTGTTTTTGGTTATCATTTATGATACCTTGTAATTGGTCTCTATTAGGGTCTGCCTAATATGACCAACTACCATTCTTACGCATAGAATCCGTAATATTACTTATTTCATTCTGAATAATAGCTACTTGGTCTTTAGAATCAACTTGATCTAATTGATCATACAACTCTAACAGTTTCTAAGAATCATTAATGTTCTATTTATTAACTGTCATTTTATCCTGAGAAGTCTACATCTAACCTTTTTGTAAACTTCTATAATAATCTCTAGCTGCGTCCTAAGCCCAATCTATGAAATCATAATCTGCTGCCCAATCTGAGGTGTTCTTATTTTCATAGTAAGCCTTATCCAGAAATCCAATGCTGTTATTTCTGTATAATATTGGATTTTTTGTAGCGTTCTATAAATCTATGTATGACATATTTATTATTAATTAAAATCCCATTCCGGGAGTCCAGTTATTTATCTAATTCATTAACGCATCATCTTGTTGTATCTACATTTCTTTTGTATTTGTCGTACCAGTTTCTTTCTAATAGCTTCTATTTGTCATAATTTTATCAACATCACTATCACTAGTACCCAAAACCATCCTTACTGTAACGTATCCTTGTGACCATCTGGAATCTTCTCCAGCTCCCTCTGGAGCTCCCGATACAGTAAAACCATAGTCTTTTAAAGTATTTTTAGGATTTTCTATTCTCCACCAAGAGGTATAAGCGTTTTCTATATCTTTATAAGGTACATTCACACTAACAAGTAAACCTTTAGTATTGCCTTGTTCTATGTAGCCTTCTACCTTGTCGATAGCTACTTTACCAAAATCACCTTTGGCTATTCTTTCTTCTATATCAAAATTATCTTGACCCCAAGTATCTCTATCAAGATGCATATTTTTAATATCATTAATTTTGTGTCCAGCTTGTTCTACAAGGCTTGTAACATAAGGATTATCTAATACAATGCTTCTGGGAGATATTAATTTATTAGGATCTATAATATAACCTACTTCTTCATTTACTTTTTTATTAGATCCAAATAAGCTATTTAACATATTTTGATTTAAATTCGGTCCAACTGGTTGTGTAATTATTCTTAACCCATCTTCCCACATATCGTGTACTTTCTTTTCGTCGTACATATACTCTCCACCATCAACGTACATTCTAAAGTTACTAAAAGGATTTGCATTAGGATCTAATTGTAATGTTTTATTAAAAGCTTTTTGCATGGCTCTACCCTCTGCTTCTTTTATCATATTTTGATGCTATTCTTCATACTACTATATGGCAGAATTTATTTTATTTCTATCTTTATTACTAACTACAGGAGATTGTAGTGCAGCTTGAAACGCGACTTGATCTAATTCTTCAGAATCTTGGTGTCCTTTAGCAATAAGAGTTTGTTTAATTAGTTCTACAGCTTGTGCAAATTTAGGATTGCTGTTCATAATTTGATTAGTAAGATTGTCTATATTAATCTAGGATTCTTCTGTAAGTTTTTGATATTTCTGAAGGAAACTAGGATCTGATAGTTCGTCTCTACTATCGTTAGATAAAGTTCTATTGAATATGTTTTGACGATGCTTCAAGTACTATCCAGTTAGCATATCACTAAGTCCTAACACAGCACCAGAAGGCTTACCCTAACTACCTTTTCTAGCTTGTGCTAATCTTATAGCAGCTCTATTCTAATATTCAGCCATAGCATATGGATCTACTACAGGTTTCTTTCTAACATATTCTAATGCATCATTCATAGCTTGATTTCTAAAAGCATTCTCAGCCTACTCTAAGGTCATACCATTTTTCATCATAGCTTTTATATGAGCTTCTGCTATAGGGGTATTGCGTATGGATGACCAATTGGTATCTACTTGTCTTATTACAGTATCTGCATCAACGCCAATCCAATTATATCCGCCTCTACTATACAAGAACGAATCTTGCAAGTTGTTTACATAAGGTTCTACTTGTTCTCTAATTGATTGATAACGAATAGGATTTAAATTATTCATTATTCCCTAATCTTTAGTATTCCAATTAGTTATGTCAATGTCGTCCATGTTTACATCGTACCTACCTTCTGCTTGTAACTTAGCTATATTTTGCTCGCGAAGTCTAAGATTTTCAGCAGATTGTTGATATTGACTTAACAAGTTGTAATCTAAGTTGTTTATAGTATTTTGTAATCTAGCTCGATAATCTGCGTTTTTCATAACACTTGGGTTAACAGCAGCTTCTTGTATTAGAGGATCTAGAACTTTTATAGAAGCGTTATAATAATTCTATGTATCTACACTAGAAGGTGAAACAAATTCTCCAAATTTTTTAATATTTGTTTCTAATTCTTTTTCTGCTTGTTTTCTTTGGTCTGCATAATCTTTACCTAATGCGTATAATTTTTCAAACGGTATTGGTACATATTGACTAATATAACCATAAGAAGCAGGTTCATCGTATCTATTAACCATTTTTTACTCTATTTAATATTTTATTAACTCTATTAAGTACATTGTCTTCTGTACCATAATTAAGCATGGGTTGTAACATTTCCAAAGCTGCCATATCCATACTTGTTTGTTTTTTATCTCTCAATGACGCTCCCCAATTATTTAAAGCTGAAGCAAAATTTCTTCTATTTATATTTCTAGCATTTGCTTTATTTTGTGCATATTCAGTAGCAGCAATATGTCTAGCATCAGCATACTGTTGCCCCCATTGGTTAGCTATTTGGGCATTGTTAAACGCCATTTGATTTTCAGCATTATTTTTAGTAGAGTAAGCATTAGCAATAGTTTTGTTCCTATTAACTGCTGACTGTAAACCAAATGCCATATTAGCTCCAGTGTTAGGATTAATATTAGCCATATTATACCTAGCAATTCTATCACTTAAAGTAGCTTCTCTAAGTATAGGATCTATGTTATAATCAGTAGGACCATATGCTGGATTATAAGTATAGGTATCTACTTTTTCTGCACGTTCTCTGTCAAATAGAGGAGCTAAAGTAGCTACAGTAGAATATAAAGAAGACATATCTAATCCATTACTTACTGCATCATCTGGAGAAGGGTTATACATAAATGGTCTGCCAATATTCAATTTGGGTAAAACTTTACTTGGTTTAGAAGTTAATTCTGTTAAAGATGGACGATCATTACTAAAAGGTTGTATTGGTCCAGTAACTTGTTCCTAAACAGGCTGTTGTACGCTTGTTTGTACTGTGCTTCTTTTTGTACTTGGAGTGCTACGAACTGCTGTCTGTGGTATTGCGGTATCTTGAGTTATTGTGGGGATTGAATAACTATCAGAAGTATTAGTACCTATTACACCCAAAGCAGGTGTGTTAAATTCGGGATTAATAGAAGATAGTCGCTTGCCAACAGTAAGGTCACCCCAATTACCATTCATGTACATATTTCCAATAAAATAAGGATCATTTGCATTTGGTATACTGTTCGTAGTTTTATTCTACTAATAAGTAGAGTATCTACCTGCTCCAGACGGACCTATAGTCCTAGGTTCACCTTGAGTAAATACATCTCTATACAAGTTCCAGTTAAATCCTTCATCAATTTCTTTAGGATCTGTATCATTTTTATTCACTGGTACAGCTTCGTTATTTCTGGTAACTTTATATTGCTTTCCTTTATACTCAAAGGTGTCGCCAATCTAGTATTTTTTACCAGCTACTTCATAAGCATGATCGTTAAATATTGTAGGTGTATTTTTCTTTATCTTTTTATTTGGTAACTTTAAAAAATCGCGTTTATTCACATTGTGTGTACTTTTAGAAACAGTGTCCTATTTTAGTGTGATTGGTTGTTCAATATCCTCAGAATCATTGTAATTCTAAATCCACATAGAATCCGGTAAAAGGTCGTTACGAATATCATTCATTTCAACAAATCCTCCAGTATTAGGATCAATATAACCAAAACCTCCTAGCATAGGATCATATATGTATTTTAATTTTACTTTCTTTCTACCGTATACGCCAGAAGTACCATTTTCGTAAGATGGTATCTATTGTTTCTTACTGTTTTTTTTATTCTTTAAAGATTCTTGCTATTCTAACAAGCTCTAATAAGTCGCCTGATTGTTTCTCTCATTTAGCATCTAACTGTTTTCAGCGTATATGTTGTTAACTTTCTTTTTGCTTTTCTTCATCAATTTCTTACCCATTTCTGCAAATGTTTTATTAGTTCCCGGAACTTTTAATTTATCGCTTAATACTTGAGTTCCAACAGGTACATTTAATAAATTAGAATCTGTAGGTTTACCTTCTTCTGGTATAGATCCTATAGTTCCATCGGGTGTTCTTAACATCTCACCATCATCTAAGTAAGCCATAGTAGATGGTACTACACCACCTTTAGATAAACTTAATTCATTGTATCCATTTTCCTAATAGTAATCAGCTGCTACTTGCTCAGACATTTGTCTAGCTTGAATACCATTTTTAATTCTACCAGCTTTATTACGTATATAACTTTTACTATGACCAAATAGACCTGCTATTCCTGATGGCAATTCATACTCACCAGTCTGTTCATTAACAGAACCTCCAGAACCTATACTTGAAGTAATACCACCAATAGCTCCACCTATTACTGCCCCCCAAGGTCCACCAACAGATGCACCCATTGCAGCTCCAGATCCTATTCCACCTATTACACCAGCTGCTGTAGGCTTCTTTCCACTAGTAGCATTACCTATCATACTACCCACAGCACCAACTCCTTGTGTAACTACATTAGCTTTATCTATTCCACTCATATTCCCCCAATTTGAAATAGCGTCAGCGCCAAAAGCGTATTGAGGAATTTTTTTTAATTTCTTAGTTTTCATATTATAACATTGAATATCTATAAGTTGTTTTAACATATGGAAGTTTGAACTCTTTGTTATCATTACAATCAAATGTGTAATTACAAATTAAATACTTTCCTCTCATTCTTCCAGCATAAGACATGTTAGTTTGCTATTGTAAATCAGGTTTATCTTGTTTTTCTCTACTTATCGCAAATCTATAATTATCTTCTCTAACTTCTATATTGTTGTAATCAATAGAGTCTGTTACTTGGGTTTTAGTTTCAAAATGTATATCTGTTATTAATGTAGGTTTTTCTTCATCTCCAACATCTTCAAATTCAGCAGAAAACCATTGATTATCGAATACTTTAGTATATGCTATATCTTTATTTACTACAAACCTTACACAAGATATACGTTCTTCTTTCTCTTTACTATCATCTACGTAATACATATTGTGTAAATAGTAACAATTATTGTCTTTAATAGTAACTAATCTAGTAGAAAATGGGAAGAACCAGTTTGGATTATGAGTATAGAAAGATGTAAATACATTTAACTATTCATTAAATATTAAACATCTATCGTATATTCTAAACCATACTTCATTATATTTTTTATCATAGAATGATACTGGATTTTTTCTAGCCGAGTCTGGCAATCTATTTAAATATGTCTATACTTGTTTTACTTTAGATAATTCATTAAATCCATTACCCAATGAACATATTACATTTTTATCAAAATCGTGCCAGTATAAAGTTGTTTCTGAATTAGTAATACTTTTATCATTTACTATACTACTACCATTTTGTGTAACTAAGTAATCATACCTGGTTAATACTCCTCCAGTACCTAATACTAGTTCTCCAGCGTTGTTGTCATTAATTAATGATCTATCATTGACAGAAGCTATACCAACAGAACTATCCTAAAAGAAGTATAACCTATTCTTGAATACTTTTAAATTAGTAACTGGTCCATATGTACTATCTGTATCTAAATAATTAGCAAATTTAAATTTAGTCCAACTATCTGTCTATTCGTTAATAGACTTTACTTCAGAACACGTAATACGATTCATACTCTTTACGTTATCTTCAGCGTATATAGAACTTTGAATATAACCTTTAGCGGTATTAGTACTAGAATATGCTGAATTATATGTATACATAGGTTTTCCTTGAGTATAGTTTGTATTTAGTGCACCAGGTTCTGTTAAAAAATATATATTAGCCTCTCCAGTTTGAGCATTGCCAGTAGATACTGTTGTATCTTGAGAAAAATGTTCATCGTTTCTATAATGTAGATTTATACTAGATTCTAAAGGTATATAAGCTGCAACAAATCTCTTGAAACCGTTTCTATCATCTGGATCATTTCTAGTAAATAACAAAGTGTGCACATAATCTAATACACCCAAATATGTATCACCACCAAAACACATTGCTGTATCATATCCTTCCCAAGATGTTTTAACATAAGTGTTAGTACTATAATAAGTAGAATAACTCCTACTTATAAATGTGTTACCACCATACTGAGTAGCACTTTTTTTTATGTTAACGAAAAGTACAGAATTATATCTAAACTTTCTCAGCATTGGCGTTGTACGTATACCAGTAAAACCTCCGGAGTATACATCTGGAGCACTAATAGCTAAACATACCCCATGTGGTCCAAGAGCTTCATTAGAACCAATACTATAATTGATAAACCCAAATCTATCTATATAGTTTACTATCTATTTAGCATCAAAAGCTTCTTGATAAGGAGAAATATTAGTTGGTTTAGTAACATCTTTTATAGGAAAAGATTGACGCAAATTAGAATTGTCTTTATGAGCATAGTTCTTACCAAACATCTAATAATATTTACATACCCCTCCACTAAGTCTGCCGTCATTCTACTCAAACCCGTCAAATACTCCAGATTCTAATTTAATAGCTGGTCGATCTCCATCATAATCCGATCCTTCTACTACACCACCAAATGAATTTTCAGTCTAATTGTTATCATTTCTACCTAACACTTTTGTGAAAGGTATTCCTAGTCTGTGATGTTTATATCTATTATCATCACAATATGTAGCGGAATGAGCACAATATAATGGAACTATATTCATATTACTAGTAACAATAGAATCTGAATTTTCTTTATTAAAACATATATCAGCTGTTACTAAATCAAATATACCGTTAACGTCCATTGGGTTTATAGCTTGAGTATCTTGCTATACCATTTTGTTATCATATATGTGATATATTCCTTGTGCAAACGGTGATACGGTAGTGTCTGTAAACGTTGGCATAATAGTAGGTCTTCTATCTATGCTACCAATAGAATATTCAGCTCTATAATCTTCAGTATTATTCTACCACCCATTGAATCTAACAGTTTTGTTTAGTAATCCCTAAGTAACTACAGTTCTATCTGCTAATGTTCTGTCGCATCTTACTATTTCATAAGCTACTACATCTATAGGAAGATTCTATACATAAAATACTATACCTAGCGGATGAGATATTAATTCATAATTACCAGTTCCATCAACTGTATCAGCAAAAGTAAATGGTTCATATCCTTCAATATCACCAGATGGAAATCTAATATCTCCGATCCAATGTACAGGAGATGGTATATTTTTCTAATTATAAAATACTATTCCAAATCTATATACTTCGTCTCTCTAATACCCTAAAAAATTAGATACGTAAAATGGATCGCTATAATTTCTTATTCTAGAAATATTATCATTATTATAGATATATACAGTTTGACCATTCTCTGGACATTTTAACTTAATAGTAGCGTCTACTCTTTTAGATGCAGATAATTCCATATTATAAGCTAATAATTTATTACCTTCTTCATCTACAGATGGAGCATTGTCAGATTCTATTAAGTCTGTAGTAACAAATCTATAACTTATATTTACTCCTTTGCCACCTCTAATGGTTCTACTATCATCATAGCCGTAAGCATATTCTTCAGTTTCATTATTTGGATATACTATTTGACTATTCATAGGATTAATACAGTCGTGTTCTTCTGGTATAATAAAGTCGTTACCTTGACCCAATAACTAATCAAAAGTTAAAGTTAAAGAATTTTCAGTTATACTAGAATTTAGCTATATTGTTCCATTTTTATTGCACCTATATGCCCTAGCATCGTAAGCTACATCCCATGTTATTTCTTGTAAGTTTGAAGCAAATAACCTATTATTCATTTTAGCTATACTCTTAGCATTAAATTCAAACGGAATTATATTGTTAAACTCTTCAATTGATAACTCATTAATATAATTCTTACCAATATCATTATATGTAAAAGTAATGGTAGGATTATCAGATTTGGGCAAATCTAATTCATTTATAATGTATATTTTTGGTACTTGATTTTTATTAGTGTACTGTATTCCAATTATTCTAATTCTTTCAAATCTACCGTCATTAAATAATGTAGCTGACAATAGACACCCTTTGTCTGTACTTTCGTCTTTATTGTTTCCATTAAAGTTTTTAGATGAATTAGTGTTACTAGAAGATACAGGTATCATAGAACTTAGTGATGAAGTTGTAGTTTCACCGCCATGCACATTAAATAATTGGTAACAATATTGTACCATACCTGCTGGTAAATTACCAGAAGTCCACTCGATAAATTTAAAAGGAGCGATAGTAGAACTCGGTAACAGATCAAAGTATGTACTATCTGTTATTGGACTAGTCTTACTTGTATTATATTTCTTCTATATATTAATACATTTAATAGAAGTATTGCCATCAGATATATATACTTTACTAACATTATTAGATTCAAAGTTAGTGACAATAGATACATTATCTGTTACGTTTAACTAAGCCGATACGATCAGTGTCCAAGTTGGGCTAATGCTATTAAAGTCAGTTACTATCCAAAGATTATTAATTCTATTCTGTTCATACAATTCTTTAGTAAATACTATTCCACATTCTTCTACTTTTTCTTTATCTGTATTATACCATCTACTAACAGCCGTACCTAGTATATTTTCAGAGATTTCTAAACCTCCTAAATATTGTCTAATATCTTCTATATTCTATAGAATTCCAGTAGTTCCGGCATTATCTGTTAACAATCTAACATTCTATGCCCATCTATACTACTTGTCAGATAGCATAGTAATATCAGAATCTAAATTGAGACCTTCGAGAAATGTATTTACTTGGCTATTTATCTCCATAATCTATTATAATTCTAATTATAAATTTCTTGTCTATCACCAGTAGTACTAAAGAAAGTACGTTCTTCATCTATTTCAGGAACTAACGTATTCCATGTGTACTTGATATTAGTTAGTTGATCCTGGTTCGGCATTAATGATTCTGCGTAAGCTTGCTTTCTATAAAAATTATAAGAGTTCTTAGCATCTAACCATAACTATCTATGTACATCACCTTTTATATATTTAATATAAAGTATTTTCTATGCACAGTACCAGAAACAAGCTTCAAAGTAAGACTATACATCAGGTATCATAGGCATGCCATCCTCGTCAGTGTAGATAGCATGATATGAGATTTTTGCATATCCTTCTGGAACATTTGTGATGAGATATCCTGGTTTGACATCATATTGTGGCGTATAACTGAAATTAGTACCATTAAAACTAGTGTGCTGTAATCTACCATTTTTGCTACAAACTGTATAATTATTAATTAATGCGCTAAGCGTCTATCTAGTATTAGTATCTTTATTAAGTATTTCTAATGCGTCTTTATCTTTAGTAATATTGTGAAGGTTCTTTACTAATGGTATTAATACATCATCGTGTATAATCATATTACAACAATCACAGTTATCTTTCTTATCATATATACTGAATGTACCAGTGCTCTTTTTCATAGGTATCCAACCACCACAATCACATGTAGAGTAAGCTACACTATTTAATCTTTCTAGGTCACATGGTAACTTAGCCTAATAACCATTGATAGGTATTACTTCTACTTTGTGATCTAATTGATTGACAGAACCTATATTCATTAAACTCTCTCCTATCCATTGTTTGATGTCTGTAATAGGTATTTCAGTTTCATTTAAACCTAAGTCCGCAATTACTTTAGCAATCACGGCTTTACTACTTGTCATTTTATATATCATGGCTGCTATTCGTAATCGTGAATATTCTATTTAATTATTTGTGCTAAATGCCTTTTATTTGCTCTAGTAAGTACAATCTAATACTTACTTTTGTTAGACACTAACATGTCCTATTTATTCCAGTAAAGTCTATACTTATAGAATCCTGAGTGTTCGTTAAGTAAATAAGTAAGTTTACCTAACTCTTTAGTAGCTTTATAATCTATTCTAAGACTTCTACCATCTAAATGTTTAGGCTGTTTCTTTACTATTTGAATACTACCCATTCTATAAGGTAATTTAACTTCTTTACTTTCTTCTAATAACTAATCTCTTAAGTGATAAAAGTAGTCTGTTACTATCTTTCTATAAGTAGTATAATCTATATCATATACTGTATCTGGTTCTATACTACTTAAGTAATGATTATAGAATGAAGGTATAGTATAAGAAACTGTTTTGTTAGCTGATTTATTTAATTCATTCATCGTCTTATACTTCTATTAACATTCTAATTCATCACATTCTAAGTATCATCTTTACTATCATTAGTAGTATCAGATACTTGCTATCTCATAGTTAAGAAATCTTTAGTAAATATTAACTACTTAACTGTACCCCACATATAAGCTGGTAAAGGATATTCATCTTTATCTGGATTATAACACAGTTTATCTTCAGTAGGATCTTCAGCAATTATTTCTACATCAATATATTCTAGTTGGTTAGCATCACCTTCTACATATATTCTATTACCTTTAACATATGCAATATAATCTTTACAGGTATACTTTCTATATTTCTAGAATTTCATCTTAGTTTCAGAACCTAATTGAATAATATTACCATAGGCATCTTTTACTGTTATTACTGAAGTAGTAAGTTTAGTACCAAGTAAAGTAGGTAGTTCTTTATCTCCTTGGTATTCTGTATGACCTGGATCTTCTTCTATTTTATCCAAATGCATACGTATGGTTTGATAAAAAATCTAATCAAGCTACTCACCTTTGTCTAATTTCTATTTTAATAAATAAGCTCGATACGTTTTTATCCATAACTCTATTTGGTGACGACTCAACTTTTCACTCTCACCTATGTTATTATTTCTGGCTTCGAGTAAAATATCGTCAATAAGCATACTAAGTGTCATATTAAATACGTATTTAAATTATAATTATAATAGTCTTAAAACGCATTTTAAGACTTACTGTAAATTTTTATAGTATCTTAGATACACTCCTTAACAGAAACTAATAGCCTTTCTTAAATAGCTTTATAATAATTTTCCGAGCGAAGCGAAGGAACTCTGAGCGAAGCGAGGATATATTATTAACATACATAAACAACAAAAGCTCGTCCACTATACAGTGAGCGAGCCTCGTAGAGGTGAGCGAACGTTGTGAGCGTTGCCGAGTATTATTTCATTGGAGCTGGTACATTAGGCATAGGTGGCATTGGTGGTTTTGGGAATCCTCCCATAAACATCTTCTTAGCTTCTTTGCGCAATTTATCACACATAATATAGCAATAGTAATACCACATCTTTCCTTCTTCTATGTCTTTATCATTCAACCAAGCTTTTGCTAGTTCTACAAAGTACTTAATGTGATCACTGCTTGTCATAGTAACAACTGCACGATAATAGTCTGAACGTATCATATTGAGAGCAACGTACCAATCATACTTGTTGTATTTCTCACCTTTCAGATTGATTCCGTACTGGTTAGCGATTGAAGTAGTTTCTTCTAAACTCCAATGTTCTCCACGAGAGCCATCTTCGTTTTCCATCTTAGAGACTGCTTTTAGTGCACATTCTTCATTGAAGTGTGGACCATACATAGCCTCATGACGCTCTATTTTCAGTCTTTCTCTCATTGCATTAATTGATTTAATTATTCGACTTATAAAGTTCATTTTGATAAATCTATTATTCTAGTATTTTCTACATTGATTAACTTGTTACTGTTATCAATTTGGTACTTATAAATAGTTCGTTTTTTAAAATCAAAGTGAAGGAGTCGCTAGAACCAATTCTTATAATTACGCTTATATTCTTTTTTAGTATGAATAAATAGTGATTGTGTATTGCGAATGTCGATACTATGTGTTAGGAGCGTATCTCTTTTATTTATTACGATTGATGTCAAATTGTTTGGTTTGATTTCCACTTTAAAGTCAGTTGATCTAACTACTATTGTAGTATCGTGTACTACTTTCTACTCCTATATCTGTACCTATTTCAACTCCTTCTCTTTGATTTTCAATTTCTTTACTGTAGCTTGTACTTCTTGTATCAAGCTATCTTTGGTTTCTTTAAATTCATCTAGAGTAAGCTATAACACTCTGTTATCATTCTTCTACTATGTTGCTAGCTATTCATAGTAAAGATAGTTATTAGTTACTCTATCTATTTCTTTATTCTTCTTATCTAGCTAGTTATTCTAATAAAAACAAATGGCAGCGAGAATCGTAATGATAATCACTGCCATTGCTTTGTAATTTCTTTTAAACCAACCGATAATGTTACTTGTTAATCTTTTTGCTAGACTTATCAGTATTGGTATCATTTGTAATAGTATTTTGTTCTTCTAAGATGTCTGTTATATCTACATCTAAATATTTTTCTGCTTTCGACTTTATAATCTTTGTGAAGAGTCTTGTAACTAATGAATTAGGTTTTAATGCTTTCCTAGATTCTAATAATGATATTATTTCTGCAAAACATACTGCTCCTGCTGCAACTTTAGCTAACACCAGATCGGCATATGTCATAAATATAAACTTATCTAATAAAGTAAATCCAGCTATCATTATAGCTGCAAATCCTAGTTTCTCAATAGTAGACCAAAACTTGCCAGATTCAAAATAATTCTTGTGAGTTACTTGTCTACATACTTTATACCCATAGATTAAGTCTAATATTATGAATAGCAATGACACACCTATTAATGGTGCAGCTGGTGCTAGTATAGTTGCTATACCTGTTAGCCAACCTACTATAGATTGATATCCATTAGCAAATATACGTCTTGCAAGATTCATTATATATAAACTTCTACTCAACACAACTTAAAATAATTTTATCTGAAATAAAAATGCTAGTCAATATTTATTACTGCTAGCATATGTTAAAGTCTCTGCGATTATATAACTATAACGTACTCATTATGCGTATGTTCTATTTCCTTTACGTATATCCAGGTAATCTAATAGCTCTTTATGTTTAATAGTTTTAGTAAGTAAAGAATAACAGTTAGCATGTTTAAACCATCCTATATAGCTAGCCATCTTTCTTCTATAATATTTATAATTAGCATTCCTTCTATATAGTTTAGAATTCTTTTTACAATATCTTTTTTTCAATGCTTTTCTAACTAAGGTATAGTTATGATATATTTTATATCCTACAAAATCTATACTTCTACTTTCTACTGGGAATACCTAATAGTTATTCTTTAACTATAGTTTTAAGTTATCTTTTAAATACTACTTTATATCTCTAAGTAGTGTCTACAAAGACTTTTTATCTTTATAAAGTATTACTATATCATCTGCATATCTATAATAATACTTTATGTTTTTATCTTCTTTAACCCAGTGATCAAAGTAAGATAGATATAGATTAGCAAAGAACTAAGATAAGTAATTACCAATAGGCACTCCATCTGATGAATCTATTATTTCATCTAACAACTATAACAGTTCTCTATCTGATACCTTTATTCTAATTATCTGTTTTAATATATCATGATCTACTGAAGGATAAAACTTTTTAATATCTATTTTAAGACAGTATTTAGTATTCTCTCTATCTTTCAGATCGTGCTATATCTACTTAAGTACTTTGTGAATTCCTCTTTTCTTAATACAGCTATAAGTCTAAGGTATCATCTAATTGATCCACAAAGGTTCCATTATGTTCATAATAGCGTGATGTACTATACGATCTGGAAAGTAAGGTAGTTTAAATATTATTCTTTCTTTAGGTTCATATAATTTAAAAGTAAAATATTCAGAAGTTTTATAAGTATGATTAACCAACATATCCTGTATCTACTTACAAAATCCTTCTATGTCTGCATCTACTTTCTTTACATCGTCTCTATGAGTTTTATTCTTTCTAGCATTATGATGAGCTAGTTTTATATTATCTAAATCTGTTATCTTCTAATATAAATTCTTAAATTTCTTCATAGTCTGAAATTACAAAGAGCTTTCGATATTTCACTACTAACCCTTAATAAATTATTTATATTTTTTACCAAGTGGTAAGGTCCTTCTCAGTAGTTGGCTATTATATGATAAACTGAAAATATTATGATACGCAATTTCATTGAACTGATATTAGCATTGGAATTACTAACCTCATTATTGGAATTAAGATTGAATAGACCTGCTTTGCTGCTATTGTCAGAGTTACTACTTTTTTACTTAAAACTAATAATGCATACTCGTTCTAATTCTAGAGAAGCAACCTGTGGGTATTACTTAACTATACCGTATTGCATAATTAAGTCATTACTCCGCCCACGGGAGATATGTTAATCGAGAACCGACACTAGCATGGGAATACCAAACCCCATTAGCGGAATAAAGATTGAATAGACCCGCCTGGCCGCCATCGCCAGAGCCACCACCTATTAACAAACAATGTAATGAACCATCCGTATTATCCCAATTATAGTCACACCAGTATGTTGTTTCTGAACCATTGTTGCAAGATAAAGCGAAAAAGTCACACGTAGACGTAGTTACTATTTTTGTTTTGTATCCAGTAACTACAGCATTTGCTGCTATATTTTTATAGTACAGATTATCATTCGAGATAGAATCACCGAAATGATCTGGAGAATCGCACTTATACCAAAATCTAGCGTCGTAACCAGAAATATATACACTCATAACATCGTCAGTGTGTTTCCACACATGCCCAAATGGATTCTCTATTCCTCTATATCTATTACACTTTTTTGTAGTAGTTGTAGTATTAGAGCCAGATGAATCTGTCTATTGTATAGTTACTGTAACTTCACCAGAACCACTACCTAAACTATCAGAACTTCCAGTAGGAATAAACGAGTAAGTTGTAGCTCCGTTGATAGTTACCGCACCTGTAGTACAACCAGAACCTAATCCACCTTGTCTAAATCCTTCAACTGTTAATGCAGTATTAACTGCTTTTTGACTATTTCTGGTAGCATATTCTACTAAGAACAAATGACATATAGCTCTATGTTCATTATATGTATATATATTCCACGAATTTCCTAAACCATTAGCTCTCGCTTTTGGTCTTACAGCAGATCTTGTGAAATTAACACTAGGTATTTTATTTTTAGAAGATCTATAATAATTCCCATCAATATAACCTTCATAAGCAGACACATAAGCTTCTTTATGATGATACCATCCTGGTTTAGCATGTGGACATATTTTTAAATTATGTGTTTCAGTAGATTCTGTATAATCATCTATCCACCAAAATTCAGGTATTTTAATCATTACATTTATGTTTTTGTCTTCTAGTAAAGCATCTACATCTCTCCATCCTCCAGCAGAATAATTTTCACATTTAGTCCAACTATCGTTTAGCTTTAACATTCTATATAAAGGATTTCCGTCTTTAAAATAAAGATATCCTTTCATCATACTCTATATAGGCAGTGTTCTATGCATATCCATATTACCAATACGAGTACAATCTGGATTAGAAGATGTTTCTGACCAAGATACACCGTACCAGTCTGGAGCATCTAATGTTTTAATGTTACCTAATACAAAATTACTTGGTCTCTATGTAGTAGCTGGGCTACTTAATATGTCATCAGCATTAGTAGAAGCATATTTACATACTATATTAGTGTTTGCCCCCCACTAATTACTAGTTCTAATCCATATTTCTACTTTATCAGAAGTAATAACATATCCAGCTATAAATGTAGTAATAGAAATAGTATCTATACTATTCAAAATACGCAATTCTACATTTTCCGTAACTCTAGTAGAAGCAGTCAATGTTGCACAATAAGCATATTTTTCACCAACATCAGTTCCACCAACTATTTCAAATACTACTCTTTTATCCTATGTTGTCACCTAACTGGTTAATGGTAGAGTGCAAAGTTTAATCCAATTTTCAGCATTAGATTGGTTTACACTATTTATAGATCGTTTAATAGATACGCTATCAGTATTAAAATTTGAAACTCCATAACCATCTACCATATCTGCATTCAGATTAGTACATAGAGTAGTAGATGCTACTCGTATAGGTGCAGTTCCAGTAGCTACAGTTGAATTTAACTAACCTAAAGTATAAATATTGCCCCATCTATTTGCATCGTTACCTAACTATAACTTATTCATAGTATAGAACAGCGTATTAGAAAATACTATAGTTTTAAAGCTTCCATCACCATTAGATATTCTATACTATACTTCTGTAGGTCTTGTATTTATTTCATCATACTTTTCGTCGTTAGAATAATAATGAATATATCTGACTCCTTCATTACCGTATCTATTGTGGTAATAATGACCTGGTAATCTATATTGATCACTATTAAAAGATTTATTTCCAGTTATAGTCTAGTCTGTATCAAGTGTGACATACTTAGTAGTAGGATCTACACCTAATGCACTAGTTACATTAGCCTTAGTTATACTAATAGTACCACCATTTGCTAATGTTATATTACTACCTATCTTAACACCACCCAATGCACTAGCTGTAGCAGCAGGTAATACATACTTATTAGCTTCAGATTCAATAGCAGCTAGTTTATTCTTTTCAGGAGTAGTATAATCATTAGTACTAAGACCTTTACCTTCAACTTTATCTACTTTTTGAGTCTACAGTTGAGTAATATTACTATTCAATGTCTCTTCTACACCAGTAGCTCTTTCTACTTCATTTGCTATAGCTGTAGCATTAGCTGATTCGGCGCCTTTAGCTCTAGTTACTTCACTAGCTAAATCACTAGTTAGTTTCTATTCTGCTTTCTCTGCTCTAGTCTATTCAGCTGTTACAGTTGTATCTGTATATGATTTAGCTTGTTTAATAGCATTAGCTATAGAACCAGTAGTAGATTCATTACCATTAATAATAGTAAGTTTGTCTTCATTTACTTTTACTCTATTAGTAAGTGAGGATACATTGTTATTAATAGTAGTATCAGCTTGAGTTCTATCAAGTATCTCTTGAGCTAAGTTATCAGCTACTTCTTGAATACTACCTTCAATAGCAGTAGTATCAAATGAACCTGATAAAGCATCCCAACCTTCTTCAGTCCATACTACATTAGTACCAGCATCATAATGCTTACCACCTAAGTTAAATGCATTAGTAATATTATATACATCACCAACTACATTATTATCTTTAGGTAGAGCTTCAAATGTACTAGATCCTTTTACTTTATAAGCACCGGATAATTTAGCATCTACTTGTGCTTTAGTATAAGTATCAGACTTGTCTGCTTTTAATGCTAACGCTGCATTAGTTGCATTAGTGTGATCAGTAATCTTATTGTCTAGCTCTTCTTCTTTAGCCTTAGCTCTATTGGTTTCTACTAAGATAGCTGCATTTCTATCACTAACTTCTGTAGCAATAGCTTCTTTTCTATCCTGTACTTCCTTGTTTATAGCATTAGTATGTTGAGTATCTACTTGAGTAGATCTATCAATTTCATTCTGTAAATTAGTACTAATAGTCTATTCAGCAGATTGAGCTCTATTCTTCTCAGTAGCTATATCATTGCCTAATTTGGTTTCAGCAGCACGAGCAGTAGCAGCTTCCTTATCTATATTACTTTGTAAAGTAGCTAAAGACTGTTCTAATGAATCTGAATCAATAGCAATACTAATCGTATTATCTTCACTAATACTAACATCTTTACCTGGCTTTAATTTATTAATTAAGTCATTATAATCACCAGATGTAGCTACTGGTTTAAAGTCTGGTTTACCAGTAATATTATTCCATTGTACAGCTAGATCACCAGATGCACTAATTACATTAGTTTCTTGATCAATTTCAATGTTCAAACCTGCAATGAGTTTCTTCTAATACTTTGCACGTATATCAGCAAAGGTATCAATCATCTCAGTATGAAGTTCCTATAACTGATGTTGTTTAACAAAGTTTAAGAAGTCTTTAGATGTGACAATACCAGCTGATCCAGTAGATGCTATAGGTAAAGATATAGAATCATCACTTCCGTCATACTTAAACATTACCATAGTAATATTATTAGGATTAGAAGTATTAAATTGTATATCCTTTATTACATCTTTTACTTCTTCATCATCTACTTTACTATCTACATCTCTAACATCTGCCTTATTATTAAGCAGATTGTTTACTTGTGTTTTAGTATAGTAGTTAATAAGATCAGGTACACCTCCAGATGCAGCTAGTCTTACCCATTCGGTTCCATTGAAATATTTAATGCTACCACCATAAGGATTATCCGATAGGTCAACCCAATAGTCTATTTCTTCTGGATTAGGTTGAACAGATGTTGCAAAAAATATTATTCTATTTTGTACCATATGTATACTTATTTATTAAGCTGCTGGTGCTTCTAATGCAGCAACTCTTGTAGTTAATGCGTCAATTAAATCTTTTAAAGCTTTGCCTTGAGCAGCAGCTAAAGCTTCTGTAGTACTAGTACTTATTAAAGTGTTATTTATAGTCACTTTAGTATCTGCTGTAGGAGGTGTATATCCTAATGCATTAGTTACATTAGCTTTACTAAGACTAATTGTACCATTACTATAAGAAATATTTGCTCCTACCTTTACTCCACCAATAATTTCAGCTGTAGCTGTTGGTAAAACATATTTATTTGCTTGTGCAGCAATACCATCCAGTTTAGTTTTATATGCATCAGTAAAGTCATTACTAGATAGTTCTTTTCCTTCTACCTTATCTACTTTACCTGATTCAAGTGCCTCAATTCTAGCACTCTGATCATTATCTGTATCATCGTTTAAAGGTAACCATTTACTACCTCCGGCGTAATATTTAATTACATTACCTTTTGGATCTGCTGTTAAGTCAACCCAGTAATCAAACTCTTTAGGATTTGGAGCTATATAGCTTCTTGTTATTCTTGTCATATACGTATATTTTAATTATTAATTCTAATGTAATGCAAATTGCACTAAATTTTTACATCCGTTGGGATCACAATATTGTATTACTGGTCTAGCTACTCTCACTGCGCCAGTATTATTAGTGTCAAATACTACACTAATATTATCTGTATTTACTATAGGATGTATCCAATCTTGCCCACCAACAAAAGATAATCTACCTAATGTTCTATTAATAGGTATACTAATTACCTCACCTTCTTTAGCTATACGATGAGGGGTCATATTATATGCATTAGCTAGTTCTGGTATAATACTAATAGCAGAACTATCCTAATACATAATACTGTAAAATATAGTTTCTTTATCCATATTATTATAACGCATTTTAAGGCGTTTTAAGCCATTTTCTTTATTAAATGAACAACTTATCCATTAAACTCTAAAAGCTTCTTAGAAGAGTCTTTTGGCTGGTATACGTCGATGTGTGACCATCCATTGGTATTAGCTTCTAATCTAATAGGGTATTCAAATAATTCAGCGTTCTATCTTACTATATTATTTACTGTATTACTATCTAAATCCTTTACATTAAAATCTATTGCTTTACCTAAACAGTGTGCGGATAAGTAAATGCTACTTTTATTCTTTACTAGTTGACACATATTACAACGCAATCCTCTCTGTGAGAACTATCCACCTGTTTTCCAAGTATTAATAGTAATAGGTTTTTTAAATATCTTAGTACGTAATACATACAAAGTACTAAGTAATTCAGTACTTATAAACTACCATGAAGATTCACCAAACTTGGAGTAGCAATGAGGGCATACTAATTCACTTACTTCAAAATAAGGTTTTAATTTATCTATTAATTCATTTCTGTCCATACTTCGCTATTTAATATTTCACTTAACTTATTGCTGTCGTAACGGTAGCTAAGTGATGGTGATATTACAAGCACCGACTATGTTGCCGTTTCTGAATGACAGATTACCATTTACAGTTTCCAATGGCGGAATATCATAGGTTCCGTCTTGTGTGATATTAACTAATTTTACATCAGCACTATATCCCCAGTATAATTCCTGCCCGTCAACTATACCTTTCACTTCCACTTTCATTCCTGGGAAATTTTTTGTTTGGTCAGGAATGTAGCACTTTACTGTATCGTTCAGTGTAGCAAATCTAGTTATGACAAATGAGGTGCTTGTTATAATTATATCAGCATTTACAAAGGGATACGGTCTCCAGTCATTAAAATTTACCGCATAAACATCTACAGGCTTTGACATATCGTCTCTATCAATTTCTCTCTCATCTACGATAACTCCTCTGTCATCAACATCATATTGCAATACTTTGTTGCCCAAGATATGGCGCATTGTTATTATTTTCATTTCTTTCTCTGTTTCTATACATATTATCTACTAATAAATCAGCTATAACGTTTATACCTAACTATTTGCTATCACTGATTAATTGTTCCTACATTACTACTAGGAGCATCTAATAGATGCCCTCTAGTAGTTCTCTATCGCTTAACTATTTAATTTGATTGTGTATATTCATAAAATTAAGTCGGATTGTTTCCTATGTATTGTGCAAAACCACCGTAAATATCTACATAGAAATTACCATCATTTAGAGTATCATCATCTGCTAATTGTACACTTATGTTCAAAGCAACAACTCCAGTACTATATGATATTAAAGTTGCATATATTGGATGAGCGTTACTACCAGTTACACCTTCTGTTCTATAACTTCCATATACTCGTACATCACACGGAGTCCAAAAATAACTAGTCCCGCTAGTTATAGTTATCCCTACCGCTCCTGCACCACTTCTAGTACAACTAATTTTACTATTATTAAAATTATATATACTGTGTATACTAGACGATACCACTGCATATGAACTACCGTTATACTAAACTTTAAACTTTAGAATAATACCAGAATCTGAGCAGCCATCGTGTGAACAATTTGTAATAAGCCATCCTTGTGGAGTACTAACTACGTTTAATATACCGCCGTTATTACCTTTAGCTAAAACTAAAGTTCTTTCATCTGTATAGGTATTTCCTCTATTATCATATGTAACTATGTGCAAATTACCTTCAGTTCCAGTAATAGATCTAGTTGACGGATATTGCCTACAAACAATAGTCATTTCTGTACCATAATTATCTTCACTAACACTTGGTAATATCAATTCGTTTGTATAACCTCCTTTTGCTCCAGTCATATGTATAATTTTAGAATAAGAAGGATTAGCATATACGCTTATTGCATTAGTAGAACTAGTATATAATTCTAATGCCTACTCCCAACCGTCTGATTGATAAGAATATAACTTACTATTTGAACAATATGTATCACCATATTTAGGATCATCTATATCAGATGAAGATCTATTTAGATGTGTAATATTTAGAAACCTATTTTTAGTGAAACAGTTCTCAAAATATAGATCTTTAAACGTACCAGCCTTAGCATTTACAGTACCAGTAAACGTACCATTAGATGCTCTAAATTCACCAGTACTACTGTTCATGTACAGTTTAGCTGCACTAGATGAACTACCTCCATCACCTGACCAAAATACATTATTAGAGAAATGAAATGCACCTAATACAGCATTATCTGCTAACAATGTATTAATTGCCATGGCACTAACACTAGACACTAATTCCCAGTATGATGAACTAGAACTAGGAGTTTGACCGTATACTCCGCCAGAATTTACATACTTAACTAGATATACACCACCTTTATAAATTACCTAATCCCTAACATATGCATTACTAGGATTTTCATAGTTAGTTAAACCTATTGATGATGCCGTAGCGTAGTAATATCTAGTAGATGAATTCCAAACTCCTCTAAATCTAATATCTGTATATTGAGTATTAGCAGCGGATCCATCTTGTCCATTCTAACCATCAACTACAACTGTAATAGTTGCTGATGCTGCTACAGGATTTCCATTATAAATAGGATACTGAGTAGGATTAAATGCTACAGTATAATAGTTATACTTAGTAGAACTAGATATATTAAATGTAATATTGGAAACACCAGACCAACCACCACCCACTTCAGTACCTTCTGAAGAGGTTGTTGGAGCGTGACTATTACTACCATATATTTCCCAGTAACCAGATACAGAAGACAGACTACCTGTTCCTGTTTTCTTGTATGCTCTAAATGTCATGCTACTAGGTTCATAAGAAGAAGTTCTGGTAAGACGTATAGTTGCTGCTCCAGGAGTAATTATATAAGTAGTAGCATCAGTACCAGGTGTTCCTGGGTCTCCCTTATCACCCTGATCTCCTTTATCTCCATCTTGTCCATCTTGACCGTCTTTACCCCACTTAGTCCAAATAAATCCATCTTTCCAATCTCCCCATTTACCATTTTCTTTCTTACGTGTCCAACATACTTGATATGGTATGCTTTCTGTTACGCTTACTCCATTATCGGTATAAGTGAAAGTAGCACCTTTACAAGTCTTAGTAGGTATATAATCATCTTGCTAATAATCACCATTTAAATATTGTGATCCATAAGTAGGAGAAGCTGGATAATATTGCTCATTTCTACTACATAGAGCTGCTTGATCATAACTAGAGAACCTAGCGAATATGTATTCGTATCCATCCCCATCTTTACCTTTATCTGCAAATACAGACCATAAGCCTGGTTGTGAATAATCTCCCCATTTCTAAGTACTCTTATCTTTATATCTTTGAGTTACATATTCATATCTATGTGAATCGTCTACTCCCTATGGATTATCAAACCACTGTGTACCATCTGGTCCAGTACCTGTCCAGTCTGTAGTTTGATTAGAATTTGGTTTTTGAGGATAATTGTCTTTATCATTATTACGTGCGTATAAGAATTCTATACTATTACCGTCTTCACCATCTTTACCATCGGCTCCGGTAAGTCTTATTAACCCAGTCCAAGCAGTTAATGAACCATCTGCGTTTTTAAATCTATGAATTTGCCATACATATTGACCTTCTGGTGGAACCATTTCAGAATCTTCAGACCATCCAGACGCAGCTTGATCAGTAGGTATACTTGGAGTAGTAGCTGATATTTTATATCTATATTGATAATTACCGCCACTTAAACCAGTCTCACCCCATTTAGCCCATATAGCTGGTTTTTGAAACGCTGACCATACACCATCTGTTTTTTTACGTACACTTACCCATTCAAACATCAAGTTTTCTCTAACTCCTTGGGGATCATCAGTCCAATACATTCCTCCAGGAGAAGTAGTAGTTTGTGCTACACCATTAATAAATGCCTGAGGACGCGCTTCATCATCTGTATTATTAGCAGCTACAGGAGTATCAGGTGCAATGTTTTCAGCTTGTGTACGATAGTAGATATATTCATAACCATCGCCATCCATACCTTTCTCTCCCCATTTAGACCATAAAGTAGGACCTTGCCAGTTACCCCAATTACCAGTACCTGCTTTAGCAGCTGGTTTAGTACGTTGAGCTATCCATTCATATTGCCAAGTTTCACTAACACCTTGTGGGTTATCATACCAACCATTGTTTGGTTCTGTATAATCATCTCTATTACTATTAGCTGGTAAAGTAGGTGCAGAATTATTTTGTGTAATCTTATATACAAACTCTATATCATTACCATCGTTACCATCTTTACCATCAGCTCCTGTTAAACGGAAAGGTTCTGACCAACCAGAAGTAGACTTATCTGAATAAACAGTTTGTATAGACTGCCATACCCAAATACCTTTTTCTGGATCTCCTTGCGGTGGGTCCATAGTCCAAGCGTATTTATTGTTTGGGTCTTTAGGTGGAACAGTATCACCTATAGGAGTAGGTGGTGGTACGCTTGATTCAGTATATGCAAATCTAGTATACTCACCATCTTTACCAGCTACTGAAGCACCACGGAATCTATTAGGATCTCCCCATTCTACATTAGGATCATCTACTTCGATAGAGCTTTTAGTAGACATCCATATTGCAGATGCTGTATAATTTCTATGCCAACCGTTGGTAGTACCATCACCAGTAGGTCTATCAGGTATAGCATCGTTATCGTTATATGTAGTCCATAATGAATTAGGTTGTAAATGGAACTATAATACTACTGTCTTTTTAAATGTAGCATTACCTTCACAGTTAATTAACAAGTCTATATGAGGACTATTAGTAACAGATAAAATATCTGTAATTGTGAATATACCATTAGCCATCGTACACTTAAGACCTGTTGCTTCCCAAGTTAAGAAGTAAGATCCTTCAGCATATACATCTGAATATGATAATTCTGTAGTACCTTTAAAAGCTTGTACTCCAAATGTTAAATTATCTAGCTGGCTATACTTATCTAATATATTTAATTCATTATCTACAATTACAGATAAGTTATCTTTAGTAAGATTTACTGAGTAAGCATCTTGTCCTTTGAGGCTATCTTCTTGTTCTGGAGTAAACTAAATCATAGCACCTGTCATGTAGACATTAGTTAAGTAAGCACCGTCTCCATGTAGTACTCCATCATCTGGAGCTCCAGGAATAGTCAGCCCTTCTATTTTACCAAATTGTGATGCTATATTAGTCCAATCTATTGCCCAAGTACTAACATCTTTTAAGAACCTCTTATAATCTCTAGTAGAATACGCACTAGATTGTCTTGTCTAATCTAAGAAATTACCATATACTGCAAATTTCATATTAGCAGTAGGATGTTGAGTAGTATTAGGCTTTAGTGAATATCTAAATTGTTTACCCCTTTCATCTAGAATTTCAATAGGGGTAAAGTAAGCAGTACTAAATCCCTGCATTTTTTCAAACCCACATTCATCTGTACCTGGAGTAGTTTCATTTACTCCACTAATATTATGCCATATACCTCTACATATATCATTAACATGTAGCCCGCTGTATTCTCCTTCTTCTAGTTTAAGTGTGGCTATCTAGTTTTTAGTATCTACTGATTCAATAGTACCAAAAGCGATAGAATTCCACAGTTCGCCGCTTACTACATCTACTCGATTAAAACGCAATTCTGGTACAGATAAGAATTCTCTAAGAGTTAAGCTTCCGGCTTCTATATTACCGTGTTCATCAATTATAGCTCCATCTCCAAGTAGTCCTGATATATAATTACCAATAGTAATTCCTTTTTTAGCATATATCATACTATCAGCTATTACACTATTCTTAAATGTAATAACACCCAATGCTGTATCATCGTATAGTTTACTTAAGAATAACTTACCGCCTTCTGATGCTATTAATGCTTTAACTACAGCAGTGTCGATAATACCACCTTCACCACTAATATAATCTGCCAATACAGCTGGAGATACATTATGCCATGTACCATCACTACTGTACTATATCAAGTCTCCTTCTGTAATATAAGTAATGGTAACATCTTTAAGAGTAGCTAAATGATTAATTCTTTCAACTAAGGTATCTAGCTCACCAACACTAGTATCTAGAGTCTATACATTACCCTACAATGTTCTTACTAATCCTGTGAGTTCATTTAATTCATCTTTAGTTGCATACTATGTCATATCTTAATTATTTTATTGTTATACAGTAGCTCCTGTAGCATCTATCCATTTAGAGCCATCCCAAAAAATTGGTTTGTTTATAGTAGTATCAAAATATTGAAATCCTTTATTTATAATATTAGCAGGTCTTTCCTAAGTAGTGCCCATTTTAGATACATACGTATCTCCAGAAATTACAGGTTTACCTTTTATATATTCTATAGATACACCTCCTAAATTAGCTACCATGTTTAGTGTTGGTATGTCTTCATAGTCAATATATTTTACTATATCTTTTACTAATGTATTATTTCTAATAGATGAAATTAGATTTGTATCTTCTCTATTAATATTAAACTTATTGTTTATTCCTAGGAAATTTCGGTCTAACTTAATTCCTCTGGCTATAAAACTTATATTTTCTGTCGTAGAATCTAAAATATTATTAGAAGTTATATTAAGATTTATATCGCATGCATTACACTCACCCTACATATATATTGTATAGTACTTTGAATTTTTATCACTATAATCTTTTTTATAAGAACTAATTCCAGATCTCAACGTAGTGAAGTTAATATTATTATGATTTGCTCCTGGATTTAGTACAAAAGATCGCTGATATATAAAATCGAATACTACATTATTTATAGTATTGCCTCTATAGTATATTAATATACCATCATACTTACACGAATCAATTCTACAATTAGTCAATATGTTTAAAGCATTTAGAGAAGCAAAGTAATTACAATAAAATACTTTGATATTGTTTACTACGTTATCTTGACTCAATCTCATACACTTATTACATTTGTAAAAAGAACAGTTTGTTATATTAGCATAAGCTCCTTCTAAGTAATAAGCATAATCACTTATTTTCATAAACTTAACTAAATTTATGTTACCGCCTCTAACGCCTCTTATATACGTGTTATTGTAACTTACTGTCCAAATTTCTTCTACTGTATGTTCTCCATCTATTAGCTCTCTATTATCTTTTAGCTCCTAAACAGAATTAGAGTGGATAGTTATTCTTTCTATACCAGACGAATAAGAATCAGCAAAGTTAATACAATATTTAGGTTTCTCAGAAGTCCCAGAAGAGATAGAAAAATCAAATACCGTTCCTCTTAGCGATTCATCATTAACTGTCATAATATCAGCATAAGTACATTCTCCTATCAAAGTTGTTCCGCTCTGATATAATTTAATGCCGCTAGTAAATTTATATATTCCTCTAGGAAAAAAATATACAGTGTTTGCTTTATTACATAAATTATCTAATTTACTCCAACCATAATCTGTATCATCTGGATATATTCCTAAAGTTCTAACATCTACAAAATCTTTTAAAATAGTATCCTTAGCTATTTTACAATTTTTATTAAATTTTGGATTGATTAAATCTGTTGTATTAGATATATCTACTATTCCATTGTCAAAACTGCCACCATCAAATTTTAGTATAGAATTAGAAGGAGTAACGATTGTCTAACCGTTTAAATCATAGTCATACTGAATAACATATATAATATTAGCTTTATTGATCATAGCCTAAGTAAGAACATTCTTATCACCTACTATATTCTTTCTTAGATACACTCTACCTAAACCACTGAAAGACTATTTATCATAAGTTTTATTTGCTAACTATAGAGTACCATTTTGTTCAGTTATATCTTCTTCATCAGCTGGAACAGCTTCGTGCTATTCTACCCATTTACCAGTAGTAGAATCTGACTAATTATTAGAATTAAACTTATAGTGTTTACCAGTTTCTTTACAATAAGATATATGACCATCATCTAAACTATTTTCAGAATAGTTCTTCATATCATATAATGTATCAAAACTATCTCTATCAAAGTTAGGCTTTTTTCCTCTATAGTTAAAATTATCAGCTACCTGTATCATATAAAATATATTTTATAATTATCTACTGTGGATGCGTCTTTCAGTATATATACATTATATAATATACCATCTATAGTTACAGCATTCCTCTAAAATGACTCTTTTATCTCAAATTGATTTTGATCTTTTATGCTATTTATATCTCCAAATTCATTAGGATAACAATATAATATCTTTTGATAATCAGTACTAAAGCTTTTAACAAATTCTTTTGTATCTTGTAGTACATAATCTAATTGTTTTATATTATCTTCATTAATAACAAAATTATCTGATACTACACCAAAATAACATTTTTTATTATCTCCGTGATATTCTGGAATATCATATTGTACTTCGTGTCCTAATAACTTTTCTATCATATATAACATCTTTTTAACGTCTTCTAATTTTGTTTCATATTTAGAAGATTCCTATACTAAATCATATATGTAATTAGCACAGGTTAGATTAAGAATTTGGCAATCATCATAATCAATGTTATACTTTACCTATTCTTTCAATCTGCATCCATTTTTATATTCTTCTTTTATCATAGCGCACACATACCATTACAACATTTACACACTTTATTAGGAGATAGGCACTTACTACAATTATGATAATCTATCATACCTAACATTCTACTAAGATCTATGTAATGTTCAATAGCGTCTTTAGTAAGATTGTGCTCTAAAGCATACTACAATAACTATGATCTAAAATCACACATCATTATTATATGCTTCTAATGTTTATCTAAACATGTATTACAATATGTAGTAAGTAGATTTACTTTAGCTAAATATAATTCATTCTGATCTATTGCTATAGCTTCATCTCTATTACCCTCTGATGTAAGAACGCTTACTATAAAAGAAGTTTCATTATACTCAGTAATATCAACAATAACAGTATTATCCTAAGTAACAAAGTCAGATATTACATAAGTATGTTTCTCATCTTCATCAGAATACATATTCTTTTGATTTATTATTGAATCTAGATAAATCTTATGTACATTAGCCTTAGCATCTAAAGTTATAGTTATAGTATCGTTATTTAATGTTGCATTAATTATTTTCATATCTACAAAAAATTAAAAAGGCGAAGCCGAGGATAAACCTCAACCTCGCCTGGTTTTTTAAATAAAGAAACCGTATTATGCTGCACTATTAACACCTGTAATAAATGCTTTAAGATTCTTAACAAACTAGGAAGCACTCAAGTTAGCAGATTCTTCAACATACAATTCAGTAGTTAACGGCGTAGTTTTAATGTATTGATTGTCAGGTGACAAGTACAAGTTGTCATTCTCAATAGTAATGTAATCGTAGGATGCGCCTTCAGTAACATTACGTTTAGGTTCAATGATAGGATATGCATCTGTGAATACATGACCCTTATAACCCAACATACGTACTTCCATATCACGTACTTGTTTCCAGTAACCTTTACCAGGTTTACCAGCAGTCTTAGTAATAGTTGCACCAGGTACTGCTTCAGGAACATTAGACAACAATGCACCAGGAATAGTAACATACAGAGAAGCTTCCATAGAAACTACAGAATACTCATTCAAAGAGTAAACTCCTTCATTATCATCTTTAGGAAGAGCTGTAAGTGTCAATTCATGATTTGCAAATGTAGCATTTACTCTACGATTTGCATGTTTGTTAATCTTCTTCAACAATGCGTTACCCAAATCATCAGCAGTTTCAGTTGTAGCAATTGCTTCATAGGTATGAGTGAATTGTCCCGGAGCTTCATACATGTCTTTGTAAACAATACGCAAAACATATCTGTGACCGATAACAACAGTAGCACTAGTTAAATCAATTTCGATTTTCTCTTGAACTGGTGCAACATAATCACCAATTACATAAGAAGGTTTAGAAGCTTTCTGAATTGCGTTAGAATACTCTACAGAACGTTTAGTAGCACTAGTACCATTAGGTAAAGCGATAGTCATATTATCGCCAACTACACCAATATATACTGTAGATGCTTTTACTGCACCAGCTTCATCTTTAATCAAGCTCTTATTCTCATCGAACAGAGCTACAGCACCCTGAGTAAGACTATCTACTGTAGTATAAGATGCTGGACATGTTTTACCGATAAGTACGGTATCAACTCGTGTAATCATAGTTTATATAAAAATAATTAATTGTTAGACTTAGCGCCAGTCTAGTTTGTCCTTCTACTTTCCTTATTTCAGATTTCCAGGTCAGACAAACGCATTAATTTATTTGTTATTCCATTGAAGCAATTTCGTTGGAATAAGCATTATAGTGCTACATTGGTTTAGTAGCAAGATAAATCTAGATTGCCATTTTCACAATTTCCATATGTGTATGTTCTGGCAAATCTGTATATTCGGTATTAGTAATATTACTTGAATTAATTTTAGACGGCTTAGCTAAGTATGTAATCTCATATTCACTTACTTTATATTTACCATCTGTATATAATATCACATTATTGTCTTGAATTAGCTTTAAAGGTCTAGCTTGACAATATTTTAGTCTGTGTTCAGATAATGAATTACTTAACTGTCTATCTAATGTTTCTATTGTAGACTCTAGAGTGTCAGTATATTTTGTTATATATTCTCCTCTTTCATTAACTTCCCAGCATTCATTTAAATTACTTGGCTGTATACCAGCTGTATCTCCAAGTAATAATACATAATCATCCGGTAATTCAACAGAATATGAATTTTTAGTTCCTTTGGATATCTAAGTATTTGAATAGTTTCTTTTACGAACTAAAGTACGCAAATCATCTATACGCTTTTCTGTCTACTCAAATCCTTGAGCTTTAAAGTTAATACCTGAGTATCTTGTTTTATAAAATTTATCAATTGCCTCATTAATGAATGATATAATAGTGTCTGAGGATAGTTTATCCTTAATAACTAAATTAGGATCCATTAACTATAGCCTACGTTCAAACTCGATTTGAAATCCACGATTTGTCATAATCATTCATCTATTTGGTTCAACTGTGATTTAGTCTATATTCTCTTAGACTCAATATCTTCTAATGCTAGTTCTACAGCTCTATTAATTACTTCAAACTGCATATACTCTGGTATTTCACTCATACCTTCAGTTGGTAAGTCTTCTATCTTAGTAGGAAACTTAACATAAGTAATGTCTACTGAATATGTATCGCTAATCATAGACATTGGATCATAGTAAATGTATAAAGTATTGTTTTCTATTACAGCTACTGGCTCTTCTATCCAAGGATTGTTATTATAAGTTTTCTTAAACTTAGTAGCATCAGAATGATCTATTAATTTAACAGCAGCTTTCTTATTATTGAAGTTTAATGTAGCATCTACAAAAAACATTCTATTCCCATTAAATAAATTTGTAATGAAGCACTTATTACTATTTGATTCTGTATTAGCGCCTACGTTATGATCAGTACGTATTAACTTTTCTAAATCGTGAATACGTTTTACAGATCCTTCAAAGCTAGTTTTTAAGTAATTATTACCAGTAAACTTATTACTGATTTCTTGGTATAAACCTTGATCTAACCAGTAATCTATTTCTTCTGGTAAGAAAGCAGGACAACCCCCAAAGGCTACGCTTTGAGAGTTCTTGTCCATTGCTACTTTAAAATATGAGTGAAATTGTTCTCTAGTCATTATTTAGATTTTATTTCAGACATAATACTTAAGTAAATATCTTGATTCTTTTTGTCTTTCAAATATGCAATTACATCTTCAAGACCGTTACCAATAAGATCAGTACCAAAGTAATATGATGCTCTGTTCTTACGAATAATATTTTTACTTAAAGCTTCTTCAATTACAAAGTTAATTTCTTTATTAGGATTGTCTACCCAAATTCTAATAAATCTTGCTGGATCAGCTTCTACGTTTTCACCAACTCTAGCTTCAACTAATTCATTAGACATAGTGTCAGCTTTAATTCCAAGAAGTCTAAGACATTTGCGCATCTCTTCAGGACTCATCTTATCCAGTGCTCTATAAGCATCACGTTTAACTTTGTTAGCTTTATTAATTTGTTCTGCTTCAGCTTCTTTATTTATAAGCACATAATCAGTAGATGGTGTTACTTTATCAATGCCATTAGCTACCCTCTTATGTCCTAATAGGAATAAATATTGCAATTCACCTTCAGGTCTATCGGTATTAATCACTAATTCTTTCTTACCAATCTTAATTGCAAATGTATCCCAAAATGTGCTATCGGGATCTAATTCTCCTTCAGCTTTACCCATTTTCTGTTCTAGTTCTCTAGCTTTATCTTGAGTTAGACCTGTGTAACGACTACCAGATCTTGTCCAATATGAACTCAAGTAATCAAAGCAGTTAGACCATTTAATCAATCCTGTCCAAGGATTTACTTTTGTCATTCTAACGATTACTTCCATAATTATAAAATTAGATTATCAAGTTAGTATTATAGGGGCTTGCTAGCATTCAAGCCCCTTATATTTTTAACTGAATTACTCAGCCATCATGATCAGTTCTCCACATGCACGGGGGTCTTTCAACATAATACCTACTTCACCCAAGAAGTGTACTGAGTAACCATCCTTAGCATTAGAACGAACTTCTGTGTTAGAGTGAGCGTAACCAGCAGGAGTTACAGAACCAGCTGTACACCAGTTAACGAATTCACGATCTTTACGAACTACTTTAACAATATTGGCTTCACCATCACGACGACCCAAATCCAAGAATGTCATACGGTAAGATTCCAACGGTTTCAAAGTAACAGGATGCAACTGACGATTGTAAGTAGTGTTGTCATACAACGGGAAATACTTCAAAGTCAATTCAATACCGTTAGACATTGCATAAGTTTTAAACTGACCTCCGAACTTCAAATTATCACCAGAACCAGTTACGAATACTGTGTCAATCAAGTTCATGTTAGCCATCTTTTCTTTAAGTACACGATCAAATTCACGCATACCCATTTCACCAGTCAAGGCAACAAACTTACGTTCATTAGTACCTAATACATTGTAAGACAGATCAAACAAGAAGTCTTCCAACAATTCAGCTGTCAAACGAGTATAATAACGTCTGTTAGACGGAGCAATTTGTTCCAATAAACCAGCACCAATAAATGCAGGACGACCATTCTTACCTTTCAGGTTACAAGAACCATCTTTGTTTACGTTATTCTGATTGTATACCAAAGCCCTTTCAAGACGTTTGTACCACTCACGCATTGCAACCCATTCCTGGAATGTAGACCACAAGTAAGAAGTTTTACCAGTCTTAGGATCTCTCAAAGCTACTGCCATAACTGTAGAGTAAGCAGAACCTGTGATATCATAAGACAGACGTACTGTAGTCAAGTAGTTACGCATCTTGAAGTGAGTGTTGTAGTTCAGGATATCAGCCTCTTCACTGTATTCTTCATAAGCAGAAGCCAAACGGTTCACTTGACAACCAGAAGCTAAAACAGCAGGATCAATATAAGAAGCGGGGCTACCATTAGATACAAATACTGTATAAACATACAGATTACCATCCTGATACGGAGCATCCTGAATACGTGCCTGACTCTTATCATCAAATTCGATAGTAGCACCAGGACCAAACCATGCATCTTCCAACCACAAAGTAATAGGAGTATTGCCCAAACCTGGAGTAGAATTTTCACCAATTGCAGCACCATTCCATTTAGCGTCACGAATTGTAACAGCTCTATCTTGGTCGATCATAACACCCCATTCAAATGAAGGCTGATCAATAGTCATTACATTTCCAAGACCACCTGTCAACATATCAAGAGAAGTACTGTAACCATTATCTTTAGTACCAAATACGTATGACAGGATAGTAGATACCTCATAAGGTCTTTGCTGAGAAGCGAGACTAATCTTATTAGTGTCGATCAAATCAGAAAACCATTTACCTTTGTATAATTGGAGGTTATTAAGAATATTATTATCCATAAAATACTAGTAATTTAATTTTTTTATTTATATAATTAATTATTATGATATACGCAGTTGTCGTGCAGCTGAGAACCAAATTGGATCATCATCAGAACCCGTAGCTTGTTTTCTAGATTTAGTAGTAATACTACTAGATTTTAAACTTCGTCTAAACTTATCAATAGCTGAATTATTTCCTTCACGTTTAGCAGCCTCAATAAGTTTGTCAGCATTCATTGTAAAGTATGCTGATTCTATCAGATTCTTAACACCACCCTTAGCATAGTCCTTTTGGTACTTTGTTTTACCGTCTGTGTCTGGCTTAAGTATATAATCCATTAAAACCTTTTTATCTTTTTCAGGGACTGTAATACCACGTATATTCTTTAAGCCTTTTATTTCGCTAACAACGTTATCGTAGAATTGCTGTTGTCTCTGCAACTATATCTGATAAGCCTTTTTCTGATCCTCTAATAGCTGTTTCTTCTTTTCCTCTTTAATCTCTTTAAGATCTTCTAAAGCGTCTTGTGCTTCATCTTCAAGTAATCCAGCTTCTTCATATCTACTTACTAACTTATCAATCTTCTTAGTAGAGAACCCTTTTTCTTTAAGTAACTGTTTTACTACTAATTTCTGATTAGTTTCATCTTCAATATCAATATCATCTAAATCTAACTCAGCATCAATAGTCAGATACTTCTTTATATCTCCACCTTGCTTTACAAAATTATCTAGTGCTTCAACTTCTTCACTAGAGTATTCAGGCTTACTATTTTCTTCAATGACATTTTGGAAGTAATTAATTAACTCATCAACACTTTTGGGTTTATCTTCATCTTCTTCAAATTCCCAATTGAGTTTTTCAGCCATAGCATCAAAGAAGTTAGTAACAACATTTTCTTCATTGTTATCTTCAATCTCTTCTTCCTCTTCTGTTTCTTCCTCAATAGTTTCTTCTTTACGAGGTCTACCAGGCTTACGTTTTGGTTTATCTTCAATATCTTCTTCTTCGATTTCTTCTTCCTCAGTACCTTCCTCTACTGGCTTTTCTTTCTTATTTTTTACTTCGATATTGTTCTTTTTAATATCTTCCAATTCTTCATCGTCTAGTGATTCAAATTCATCAGCATTGACATTAATATTTTCATCAACATTTGAATTTCTAAAACCACCATCTGGATTAGGGATAAAGCTATCTAGTACAGCTTCAAATCCACCTAATGTCATTTTTTTATCCATAATTAAAATATTTAATTAGATTTATTTTTTCTTCTTTTTACCTTTATTCCATTTAGCAGCATTCTAAGCGAATATTGCTCTCTTTCTTGTTACAGGATTCTTACTATGAGTTAGTTCTTCAGTTGTCTTTCCTGTCTTCTTTTTAGTTGCATTGAACTTACCTCTATTCTCTGGCTTTATCTTTATCTTCTTCATAATTCTAAAATTGTTTATTTACTATTGGATAAGTACCAAGTAAAGGTATCTTGTTAAACCACTTTGTGTACTATCCAGGTGTAGCAAATTGAAGATAAGCAGCTTCAATAGATCTCATATCTTTAGGTAATGATCTTATAGCTTTCTTAATCTATCTAGAAGTTACCTTATCTCCTATATTATTAATCATACCATTCTTAAACATATACTCTCTAAGAGTATTCATATAAGACTTCTATTCTGTACCTTTACTATAATAATCAGTTTTATCTGGAAATAATGGATTCTTCTATTTTGATAAATCTCTTTTTAACTCTGCAAACATAGAGTTGCTATAATCAGGATTTGAACTTTTAGCTAAATTGAAATCTACATAGTGTCCTAGTTCATGTCTAGTAGTAGGATAATCTATCTCTGTAAGATTTCTATTTATCTAATATTCAAAATCATCATATCCTGCTGGCTGTCTTCTAGTAATATACCTATTTACAGCTGCATCTTTAGCCTACATTTTAGCCTTAGCGTCTAACTGTTTTATAACAGGATTAGGTAAATTCCAATAATTAGTATTATACTAATTAATTATATCTTCATATACTTTAGCGTAATCATCGCCATATGTATTCTAAATCTATCTGGCTCTTTCCATATAAGCTGGATTAGAATATAGATCTTCAATTATTCTATTTCTAGATTCTATAGCATCATCATATAATTTATATGTACGAGCTTTATCTTCAGCTTCTCTACGGAATAAACTATTTATTTTATCCTACACAGTTCTCCTTACTTCTGGTACATATTTAGAAGAGTATTTAGTTAATCCTCTAGCTACATTAGATACTGCATTACCTGCTAGTTTAAATACTGGATTAAGTAAAGCTCCTTCTACATATAGACTACCTAATGGATCTGAATTTGAAACATAACCTGCACCTGGATTATATCCATATGTAGGATTATATGGATCTCCTTTAGGATCAAAGTTAGTAATAGGTCTTTCACTAGTATTCTGTGGTGGGTCTTCATCTATAGTACCACCATCTGCATACTTCTTCCAATCCCAGTACTTCAGCTAGGGATTATTCTCCCTAGCCTACTTATACTGTTGCATTCTCTATCTAAATGCTTCACGTTCCATAATTATTTACTTTTCTTTCCACTTTTAGATGACTTCTTGCCACCTTTCTTTCCACCACATGCCATAATTATAAATTTTTAATATAGTTAAACCAATTTTTCTTATTCTCTCTATAGGTCTTTTTACGATTTTTTATTTTATACCTATTTGTATTAATTTCGTAATCAGATTTATCTTCATTTGCATATGCTTCCATTTCATAAGGGATTGTATAGTATGCCGATGATGCTGGATAAGTAATAGGATTGCCCTTAATCCATTCCCATACATAATCAGCGTAATACTTTAACCAACTATCCTTATTCTTAGCCTACTGTAAATGTATATTTTCGTGATTCCAAGTAGTAGTTTTAATATCAGATTCTTTCTTTTTAGTCAAAATATATCCACACCAACTCATTGCAGAGTATCCACTAAAAGGATAATGATCCATATGTTTATACTATACTTTATCTTTATTCTTAGTAGTAGTAAATAATTGTTTTACTAACCACCATGTTTCTTTAAACCAGTTCATAGTTATTTAGATTTAGATTCGCCTACTACTTTATTTCTCAAAGCTGTCTTTGCCTTTAGCTTCTCTCTATCCATAGCAGCTTTATCAGACATACGTTGCAACTCAGTTTCATGCTTCATTCTATCTTTTTCAAGCTGTATCTTCTTATTTTCAGCTTCTCTCTTCTGTTCTATTTCTCTACGCTTATTGTTGAGTTCTAATTGTTTAGTAGCAATATCAGAATTTATCTTCTACTATTCTAGAGCTTGTTTTCCTATTTCAATTGGATCAGGAATTCCATTCATATCTTGATCCATATTCTCAGCACCACGATAAGCATTAAGTTGTGCTACAGTAATTTTAGTAGCATTGTCTTGATCTACTTTATATTTTTCAAGATCCATTTCAGCTTCTTTAAGCATAAGCTCTTCTTCTTTAAGCTGATTCTGTTGTTCTGCCATTTGCTGTTGTGCTTGTTGTTCAGCTTGCTGCTGTTGCTGCATTTGTTCCATTCTTTTCTGTTCAATTTCCTCAAGTCTATTCTTAATCATACTCATATTATCTAAAGTAATGATTTCAGCAATATCTAATAGACTAGCACCATTCTACATAGCAGGTTGTAACAGTTGCTTTAATTGATCTATATATTGTTGATTCTTAGTGCTATCATCTACAAATATATCCATATCTTCATAGAAGAAATTATCAGATAATTGTACAAATGCTCTAGTGGCATCATCCAATATATAATTCAAGTATCTCTTACTATCTTTCCAAGCTGCTTTAGAAGTATTCAACAACATAGTTAATACTCTTCTTTTTACCTAATTGTGATTCCAGAACCAAGGTTCAGTAATATGATAAGACATATTAACAGCAGTATTAGCATTACTTACTAATTCACTAGCAGCAATCTGTCCTTGTCTTTGTGGAGTAATACCAGTAAGTTTGGCTACCATATCTTCAATCTTTTGCATCAATTGAATATACTCAGCTATTACATTACTCATAGTTAAGTCCCAAGAAGATAACTAGTTGAATTGAGATGGTTTACCTCCTTCACGTCCTGGTATATCCCATCCTTCGTCATAAGGATTAATAAAAGCTACACCTAGTGCACTTAAGTAATGCATCCACTTGTTAACATCAATATTCATAGATTTAGGTATCTAAGTAATATCCATTACTGCTACTTTACCTTTATCTCTAGATAATGCTAATTCAAGTCTATACCATACTACAATATACATATACTGTAATGGTTTCATCATACTTACTAGTGATCTAGGCTTACTATT